GGAGGTGACCCCTAGCTCGGTCATACGGGTGGTTAGCACCGCCACAGCTTCTCCGCTTTCGACCAGTGACGCCACTTGATCGGACGTACCCACACCCAACAGCATAGCCGTGTGTGCGAGTGCGTCATCTTTACCTGCGATAGCGTCGGTTAGGATCTCCGCTAGCGGCGCGCTCTCTATGAAATTCTGTTCGAGCGACTGCCGGAAGGTGCCAAGACCGTTTAACAACGCCACATTCGCCTCGGTGGTCGCCTGCTCCATAAACGGAGCCATTTTCTCCATCGCCTCCTGCATGTCGGTAATGAGCTGTCCGGCTCCTAGGCCACCGCCCGCTTCCTGCATTTTGGCTGTAGTGGCGAATATCGAATTCATCTGCTCGTTGCTCGCATGCAGGCCGTCTCGCAACTCCCACCCGATATGCGATATGGCAGAGGCGTCGATACCTTCGTCAATTTCCTGCATCATAGCCGCCGTTGTCGCGAGCTCACGTAACATGGCAGGGTCACGTGCGCCCACCTGCGCGGCGGCGCCCATAGCATTAGCGAATTTGGACAGATCGACATTGTCGAGCTCTGCGACGTACTCTCGCGTTTCCTTTTTGAGGTCGCGCAAGGCTGGCCGGCTCAGGTTAAGCGAGTTATTAAGGTGGTTCATTTCATCGGTGAACGTCCCGATAGTATCCTCGCCCGCAACTTGTCCGGCTTGGCGCGCTATATCACCTGTGAGAACCGCGCTAGAGGCTAAGGCTGTCAAGAACCCTGTATTGTTGCCAATACTGTCCATACGGTCATTCACGTCTTCGAGCGCGGGTACGGCTTTGTCCGCGAAGTCTTCGACCGATTTAGACGCCTGTCGCATGTCTTGCTTGGTGTCCTTGGCCATCTTGTCCATAGACTTGCTCAAGTCCGTAACCGACCCGTCCAGCGCCATGAAACCCTTGGTCGATAGCTCCGTAGTGGCAAGGTGAAGGCCGGGGAATTCGTCATTCGACAGCGTCTCCGCCTGCAGGCGTAGGATCTCGAGCTCATCGGTGAGGGTTGCCGACATTTCGCTGAACATTTGCGCGCCTTTTGCGCTTCCTTTGAACGCTTCGTCACCGTTAAGGTTGTCGAGCGCCTTCACGAGGTTAAGCACGTTGGCTGTGGTCTCTGATATATCTTCAGGCACGTCCTGTGTCTGGGCTCCGAACTTCGTGAGCGCCTGCACCATGTCTTTAGGTATGACAAACTCGCCCGGCTGAAGCATAGCCATCACCGAGTCTTTGAGAGGCGACTGCCCTGCCTGTCCCTCAACCATACCACCGTCTGCGAATTTAGGCAGTCCGCGGATAATACCCGACATGTCGGGTGGTTGTGGCATATCTTTGTAGTAGGCGCGCATAGCCTTGTCGTGGGCAAACAGCGGTGACTTTTTCAAAGGTGCGGACGCGCTCAATCGTATCTTAGCGCCTCCGAGAGCTTTCCCTAAGGCGCGGCTAATCGAGGCGCTAAGTTTAGCCGAAGATCTCCCGCTCACCTCAATCTCGATCTTTTGTTTAATCGCCTTCGAGGCTAGCTTGGTTATGCGCTCGTGTGTCTTACTGTAAGCGTCATACACATCGTCCGCCATCCGTTCCGCAGAGCTGGCGACCTGCGCGAACCCTTTAGCGACGTCCATCGAAGTAGCTGACAGCTGATCGTTCGCCGCCTCGACCGCTGATACGGCTTTGTCGTAGTTACCCGCCACCTTGTTGATAGCAGGTGTTATCTGGTCTTCTACTTGGAGAAGGAACTGAATGGCATGGTCTGCGCTCACACTTATCTCCTGCGCGTCTGTTGCGCTTGTCGTCTGTGGGCATCATTTTCGGTGTCTAACTGCTCTTTCAACCGCTTGGAGGCTGAAAATAAGTCTGGAAGGTACATGTCCCAAACGGTGTGAGCGGCGTAACCTTTGCCGTAGTACTGAATAAAGAATACATGTGATTCTATTATATCTTTATCACAGACGGGACGGGCGAAAGAACTCTGCGTCCATCGGTAAAGTAATGGTCGTCAGCCCCCTTCCGGGTAAGTCAATCGAAATGGAGGTGTCGATACCGGTTTCCCGCGCCTCAAGCGCCCGCTCGATTGCAAGGCTGTCACGGAACGACATATCTCGGATATAGCGACTTCGTTTGTATGCGTCGTCTAGCTCGGGTTTGTCTTCTACGCTTACGCAGTGCGTGGTGAGGCGTACAATTTTGGCGTCGTCGCCTCCGCCCGGTTGGCCTTTGCCACGTGCGGCGGTGGTCATAATCTGCGACTCATCTGCGCCTCGTAAGAAGCGTAGTGTGAGTACGTCACCGGAGTCAGGGAGGGTGATGCGGAACGGCTCTGACCCGTCCCATTTAAACAGGCCGTCGCGGACTTCTTCGGACGCCTCGTCGTACGCTTCACGACAGGCGTCGAGGGCACGGTCGGGCGTGGTCTCGGTGAGGTCTCGGATGAGGTTCACCGTATGCGGGATGAGGCGACCACCTGCGGGCAATTTGAATGAGTAGTGAGGACCGAACGTGGCAATCCGTTGGTTTAACAACAGCGCAAAGCGGTCACTGGTGAGTAACTCGCTGGGCTTGATAGTGTTCGGAAGTTTGACACAGTTGTCGATAATACGATTCGTACGGTCTAGTGCGCTTAGCATGTCACTGTCTAAGAGCGCCGCTTCACGTGTCGTGAGCTGACGAATAGCGACTTTGCCGTCTGGCAGTTTGTCGCCATACCACCGTCCTTGTGAGGGTAGTTGGTAATCAATCCATGTATGTTCCATAGTGTTTCCCATTCGTTGAAAGGGGTGTAACGATGTGTAAGTACGAGACGTTGTCCCGTGACGAAAATGCACGTACCCGCCCGTCAAGGCCTGTACGGCTGTTTACTTTTGAATTAACGTAAGCGTGTTTTGTCGATGCTCAGCGTTAGGTTGATCTTGACGTAGTCACCGCCCGACATGTCAATGTCGCCGGGGTCAAATGCAATAGGGAAGACGCCACGCAGTTCATAGACACGGCCTGTGTTACTGCCGTCAGGGCCGAGCAATTCTGCAGTGCCTTGGCGCTTGTAATTACGCGCGAAGCCGATTTTACCGGTCTTGCTGTCGTACACCGTCTGAAACCATGCGTTGATGGCGCCCGCAATGTCAACCTCGATGAGGTCTTTGAAGACCACGGACAGGTCGTCGAATGTCGGCTTGCCTGCGTACTTACGACTCTCGTTAAGCAACGGAGCTTCGATTGTCGACAACGTAGTCTTAGGGATGGGGAACGACTCGACCGCAAGTTGCAGTGGGGAGCCGTTGTTCATAACACCGTCGATCGTAAGAAGCGCATTGTTGTTACGTTGCACTTCCTTCTGATCTAAGAAGTTTGCGGTCATGTCGTTGAGTGCCATGGTAATCTCCGAGTATGGATTTGGTTAGTTTAGGTTAAGGGGTGTGTGCGAGCCTAAGACTTACACAGCAGTGAACGTCAAATTAGTATCGGTTACCGCAATGTCGAACGCCACAGTCTCTGCAATGTCGGTGAATTTAATCGTCAGGCGACCGCGCATCTGTTTAAGCGCGCGCTGTTCTTCAGTGTTGGTGCTCGTGTCCACGACGAAGTCATACCGCTCAACCACGTTGCGTGTCACGTAGTCATCTAATTCAGGCTCCACACGCAGTTCGAGGCGCGTCCATGTCGACTCGACATTTGGCTCCATGCGTACTTCAAGGCCTGCTTGACGCAGGATACGCTTGATGCCCAGCAAGCCGAAGCGTACGTGTAAACTTTGGTAAGGGTCGTCAAAACGCTGAAGCGTGCGGTTGCCCATGATGACCGCTTCGTCTCCGACAGCCTCGATGGGGTTAATATTCGCATTGTGCAGGAGGTCGTCTGATTGTGCGGTTGAAAGCAAAGTTTCCAGACCCGCAGAAGCTCCTGTTACTCCACGTAGTGAGCCTGCCACGACAGCGCCAAGACCGTTAGCCACGAAAGACGCCGCGAACGCGGACGCCGCTTTGGCCGATGGAGGCATGTATACTTCGGTCTGGTTGAAGGCGTCGTACTCCAGTTCCCACTCCGAGAAGACCGCACCATAAGATGAATCCAAAAGCGCAGTAGGCGCGTTGGCGATGCTGTGAATAGCACCGAGACCGTTTGCCCAGTCCCGTTTTTGGGTTGCGCTCAGGCCTAGCGGGGCGTCGATAAAGGTCGCCACGTCTGTACGCGCTTCACAGAATGCAATCTGCGCGTCAACCACGTCTGCGTTACTTACGGCAGGTACGAGTAAAAGGTAGATCGGGAAGGCGTTACTGTTCGCGAAGGCTTGGATACCCGTAGGCGTGGCTCCGATGGACGTACCAATGTAATCAGCGTCAGTGATGGTCAGGCCGTCATTACCGCCTGATAGTGTGGAGGCGCTTACGGTGTTAAGTACGGTGGCCGATAATCCTGCGACCCCCCGAACGTAGTTACTGGCGGTGTCGACGCCTGCGCGCCCGTTGGCGAGTACGTCAACCACGTTATTTGCGCCCGCCGCCAAGGTGACTCCGTTATATGTCTCGACCAATTCAGGGCGAGCGCCCGGAGCTGGTGGATAGTAAACGCGGAGGTCGAAGGCGTTGGCGGTACCCAATACGCTCGGTTCAGTGATTTCGAATTGTACGAGGTCGCCACCGGTGCCGAGGTACAGGGCTTCCAGTGCAAGGGCGGTTGCGACAGGTGTTGAAACCTCAGTCACGCCACCCGCAAAGTCGGTGTCAATCGTCCACAAAGGTGTGACGGTTTCTACGATAGCTGTGTTACCTACTGCACCTGCACCTGTTTGTGTGACGGTAAGGGTTTGGGTGCCTGTGTCGTAGATGGCAACCATGTTCAGCAACGCACCATTACGCGCGTTATTGATGGCGGTTGCTAGGTTGGTCAGGCTTGCGTCTGCAGTCGCACCCGGCGCGACAGGTGTGTTGGCACCCGTAGTGCTATTGTCGGTGTCGAATTCGAACGTGAGCGTATTCGCTTCAGCGTCGATGATCGTTACCAGATCTGCGTCAGACGCCGCGGTATTGCCACCGTCAGCGACAAAAGTAGCGAAGGCCTTAACCGCAGGTGTTGTAATCGTACGGCCTACCACGTCTGCGTCTGATTTGAGAGCTCCTGACCCTGCGACGCGACTGTAGTAGACGCTTCCGCCACGGCGGGCAATGGATATGGCGCTCAACAATCCCATGTCATCTGTGGTTGGGGTGCCAAAACGCGCCACAATATCAGCGTCGGTGGTCAACAGTGTAGGAAGGTCGGTAGGACCCCACGAACCGCCACCCACGACACCGACTGCGAAGTCGGATGAGAGTGTGTTGGCTTGGGATGCTGTAAATTCGTTAAAGATTACGCCGGGCATATTATGCTCCTAGTTAGGAAGGGAGGACGCTGAGATAACCCCGTTTAATCAATCCACGTACGTACTCGGTCAAGAGTGCGCTGTCGAGAGTGCTCGACAGTTCCTGACCGCGTAACTTGATGACCGTACCGCTGTGTACGAAAGTCAAGGGCTGAGCTAGATTATTCAAGAGTTTAATCACGTGTCAAACTCCGCAGTATGACTTCTATATGAACCATTGTAGTGTATTACGCCGAGCTTGCCCACAAATGACGACGTAAGTTCTGCGATAATTTTACTGTCGATGGAGCTTGTAAGAAAACAGAGCCCTTGCGGGGCGTCTGCCCAGTCACATACACGCGCAGTTCCGGTGATACTAGCCGAGCCTGTCAACGGGGCGTCGGGCACCGCGAACATGAGTGCCGGTCGGCCTTTGGTGTCCACATCCCAAGTACCTACCCCACTCATAAGGGACGTAGGTAGTGATACAGGGGATAAAGCAGTAGGGTAGGTCTCAAACTGTGACAACGTAACCGTGGCGTTAGGTGCTAGGTCAAATGACAGCCTAAACCATTCATCGGTTATGGTTGTGAAGACGTGGACATCTTCGTCACCCGCTCGTAAGTTATCCCATGACCGTACCGAAGTGAATACTCCGGCACCTGTGGCCGACTGTTCAATGTTCATGTCGAAGTCATCAGACGCCTCGTACGCGTACGCTATTCCGTACACGCCTAGCTCCAGCGCGATACCGGGGTTAAGGTCGAAGCGTACGGACTTACGTAGTAGCACCGTAACCGTACCCCCTGCGGTTCCGCCTTCCATGTCGAACACCCCGTCGCCTGTGAGCGTAAACTTAGCGGTTCCTGTGGTTGGCACGGTTGCAGATGCGCGGGCACGGTTAGCCGATAATATCGGTGGGAAAAGGTTAAGCCCTTCCACGGTTGCTGACGGGTTAGGCAGGTTCAGATGCGCCGACGGATCCTCGGTGGTGATCTCGTTACCTTCTGCGTCTATGACACATACAAACTGGCTGTAATCTGCAAACTCGACGGGGTAGAGTGCCACCGCGCTCACCGTTCCGTCTTCGTACTCCTCTTCAGACCCTGTGGTGGTGCTCTGATAGAGCCACGCACGTAACTGGAATATGTACTGGAAGCGTATAAACCTCTGTGTGTCGCCTTCAAGGTTGCTTAGATCCGCGGAGCTCATCAGTTTGAGCGACTGTCGCGTAGTGCCGATAGGGTCTCGGTGTGTGACGTTAATATACCGTTCGTCGTTGTCTAAACCTATACGCCCGAATTGACTCTCAATCCATTCGGTTATGTACGCCTCTGTGTACCGCTTGTGCATCCAAAAGTTCACCTCATATTCTACGTTGTACGCGATAGGCTCACGTACGATGATATAGGCACCGGTTACGGGGTCTATGCAGAACCGCTGTGAGTTGGCCACCGTGGTGTGGCTCACGTCACGCGTAAACCGGCTCGGCCTGTCTATGGTTACCGCAGGAAGAAGCTGTACGGGGAAGTTGTTGCCGGACGCGTACTTGTCAATGTCGGTTACACCTTCGAGTAGGTCGCTCTGTTGTCGTATGAGCAGGTCAGCCACCTCGGCCACAGCACGCTGGGGGCTGGAAAAGGCGCGTATGATCGACTGTTGCTTGCGCACCACTGTCGGCTGGTTCGGGAGTTGGTACGAGTAGTCCACCAGCAAACCGCCTAGCCAATCGTAGATGGCGCGGTCGTGCACTCGTATGAAGTCTTCGAATGTGTGCGGGACTGCCATTGATTATCCTCGGAGAATATTACGTGCCTCAGCTATATCGTACCCGTTGCGCGCCAAGTACGTCATACACTGTGCGTAGTTAATACGTAAATTCGTGGGGTCGATAGCCGTTACTTCCGTATAGGAACGGTTGTGTGCTGTGCGGGACACTTTATCACTCAGGTAAATCTGCGCAGGTGTCGTGGATACCCCGCTCTGTGGTATTGTGAGGTCGAGGACAATGTTCTTGCCTCCGAGTAGGATCACCGCACAGTGCATGGCGCGTTTCTGCAGGTCTCCCGTGGCAGGTACCGATACCTTATTGATGCGCACACGTAACGTAGTGGTGAGCGCAGTCCAAATAGGTATCTCGACCTCGATCAGGTTCGGGCTGTGCACTTGGCGGGTACGGGCGTCATACCATCTGCGTGTTATGTTGATAGCCATGTTACGACCCCTCGTAGAAGTTGTCGCAGTTCATCACCATGAAGAGCCTTAAATTGGTCGTTTTCCAGTAGCCTTTACGGTTGTACTGTTTGACGATGTACTTTTTACCGTCCCACTCAAACTTATCGCCCGCCTGTACGGTTACGCCCGCTTCATCCAGCAACAGCAGGGGTACGTGCAGGAGAAGCTCACGGCGTCGGTCGAACCCTAGACGTTTCAGCTCTGCGTCTTTGACCACACGCTGAACCTTGATATGAATATCGACAGGAGCGTCGTAGGCGAGGGTGTCTGTGTTGCCTGTATCGTGGGTACTTCCGTGGGGTTGCTCCCATGTACTGATGGTAGGTGCGATCGTCTCGCCCCACAGTGCGTCGAATTTCGTAGTAGCGGGCGCTCCTATGATGTCGTCAGGGTCGGCAGGTCGTGTCGGGCTCTTTAGCAACGGGTAGTATTTGATCAACGGTGCGTGTAGGGTGTACTGCTCTCGCGTTATCCGCTGTTGCAGTAAGAAGTCTGCGCCATATTCTTGTGGGCGCTCCACAGGGGTTAGGGTCAGTATGTCGGGAGGGTAGTAGGACATTATTTGTATCGCACTTTGGGTTTGTAGGTGTGGATCACGTGCTTGCGTATGCGCCTGCTATGGGATTGGCCACGGCGCTGAAGCCGTTTTAACTGCGGTCGCCAGTGTGGGCGCTTGGGCAGAGTCGTGGTGCCGTATTCTTGTACCAGCGCGAGCTTGTGCAGGGTGAAGGCGATCGGTCTGCGTGTCTTCCAGTGTATCGCTCTGTCAGACGGTAAGAAGCCTATTCGGTAGGCGCGAACCCGGGCTTTTTTCTCGACAGCGTGTACCTGTATCTTCTTCTTGTAGTGCCCTGTGCGCACCATCACGCGCGGGTCGAGGTGGTTGCGCGCCTTCCATTGTGCATACTTTTCGGACAACGGCTCTTTGATGAACGACTCAACCATCTGGTCGTCGATTCGTTTACGAAAGTCTTCCACTTCGTCCTGTGCCACGTCCTTGAGTGCCGTGTCAGACGCACGTACTGCGTGGCGCGCGAAGTCCGTTAAGATATACCGCAAATCGGGTATCTTATTTGCCATCGGTTAACCGATCATCGGAGGTGGTGTGCGTTTACGCTTCTTGAGCTCTTCCATGTGGCGCTGTTCGTCTTCACGCCCTTCTTGTACCAGCTCCGAGCCGTCAATCGAGTCGACACCTCCGTCACTGTTCATCATACCGCCGTGCTTGCGGAGGATCCGGCCTAGCAGTTGCTGAGACAGGGCGAGCGTCATGTCGATCACCCAGTCTGCGTCGCTGTCGGGTAGGTGTCGCAGGCCGGTAGTCGCATCATCGTCAGGCGACAGGTGCCATTTGAACTCGTACATGATAGCCGTGAGGGTAGCAGGCGCCGCGACGTACAGATAATGCTCACCGTCTTCTACCTCGTGACGCCAGTTAAAGTCGTCAGCCAATATACGCTGTTGCATTTCTCGGTACATCGTCAACGTAGCGTAGTCTACGATCAGGTTAGGCTCGAAGCCGTGCTGTGATCCGATACCTGAGTAGGTGTACGGATTGAATGTGTCCAGCTGTTCTGCGGAGTACAGGTCGTTCTCGACCCCGTCAACATAGATAATACCCGCAAGGTTCGGGTGGGTTATCAGATACCGCCCGCTGGCAGGGCGTACGAGGTACGTGAACGTCGCTTGCTGGTCGAGGAAGGTTTCAGCACCTGTTAAGGTTACGGTCAACCCGCCTGTGATGCTGTTGAAGTACCCTGTACTTGCTATCAAAATTTGTGTGACGCTGTCTATCAGGATGACGTTGCCGAGGTCATCGGTGGTCAGGTTCACAGGATTAAGACTGGTCGCAAGAACCGACTTTAACGTAGTCGAACCCGCACCCCCGTTGACCGGCAAGGCCACGGTGAACGTGGTGCCTGCGGGAACCGGACGGGTTACGACCTGTGGCGCGCCTATCGCAGTAGATAAGGTGCCTATACCCAGCAGACCTATGTGCGTGTTATAACGACGCACGGTCTGCTTGAGGCAGATGTCGATTTGGGGATCGGTGAGCTCCACTTCGACAGCTCCGAACCCTAGACGAAGCCGGATCTCTTCGTATATGTCTGCGACGGTTAACGACATAGCAGGTACCTAATAGGTTTGGCGGGTTGTGGGTTACGAGCGACGGCGTGTGCGCTTCGAGCGTTTCAAGGTAGGTGTCTTAGGCGCGTCTGCGGGTGCCTTGTCCGGCTCTTCTTGTCCTTCGACCGGTACCTCAGGAAGCTCGGAGAGAGGGGGCTCAACTTGTGACGCGACCGCTGATTCACTAGGTGCCACCTTGTCTTGTTCCTTGTCCTGTTCCTTGTCCGGCTCTTCAGGCGCTTTCGCAGGCGCTTTCGGCGCCTCTTCGGTCTTACTTTCGGTTACGACATACGTGCGGACGGTAGGGTCGTCACCACGTAGTACCCGTGGGTAGGTCGTCTCACCGTCTAGGCGGACAGCCGGTTGTTGAATCTTACGCGGGTCGAGCGGTTGCAGGCGCTCATCTAGGCTCGCCACAGCTTCAAAACACTTGCCTGCGAGGATGAAGCAGGCGTTGTCATCGAGCGCCGCAGGTGAGTTGATATGCGCGAGCGGTAAGACCACTTGGATGCGTGCAGACTTGCCTTCCCCGACACGGACACCTACGGGAGTACCGCTGGCGTTGATGAAGGCAGGGGACAGGTCAAGTGACTTGGTACGTTTGATTGGAACTGACATAGCAGGAACCTCGAGTGGGGAGGGTAGAAGAGCGCACAGTACGCTCTATGTTATTTTATCGTATACCGCGGGCGGTCGTCGGAATCTGCATTAAAAAACCCCGATTGCTCGGGGTTAGGTAGTGCGTACGTGACAAACTGTCACATGCTCGTAGGTCGGTACTGACGGTAGAGACGTCCTGCATGTTGGGGTGCAATCCCTAGATCCGCGCCCACCTGCTTACGGGTCTCGCCCGCGCTTAATCGCCTGACGATCTCCTCAATCATACTGTCGCTTACCTTGTCCCGTGGTTTCTTGAACTGGCTTGGCTGACTCGCACGGGCGTGTCTGTTGTTTTCTGCGTAGGTTACCCACTCTAAATTACAGGCGCGGTTGTCGGCCTTATCCCCGTTTATGTGATTGACCACCGTATGCTTGGCCGTTGGGGGCGTGTGGCAGGCTGAGCAGACTAGCCGGTGCACCAGACGTTGTTTCACACGGTTACCGATCGACAGGGAGACCTTCCGGTACCCGCTCGCAATTGCCGAAGTCTTGAGTAGTGCCCTCTGTGTGCCACGCCCGCCTGACATGCGCTTGACCTGTCCTAGACTGCTGACAGAGTAGGCAGGGCACTCACCCACGATATACCACTCCTCCACGTCATCGGCTCCTACGGGCGGTACCGTCTGTAACTCCGATAGGTCTTGATAACGTCCGACCTTAGTAGGCGCGGGCGGAGCCTGACGCGGGTGTCGACCGTTATCGTGTGCGTGCTGGACGTTTTCAGACGGCGTACACCACTCCAAGTTATCTACCCTGTTGTTACTCGGGTCACAGTCTCTGTGGTTGACATACGTATGCTCAGGTGTAGGAGGCTCACCATGGAACGCTCGGCAGACAAGTCGATGGACTTTGTGGTTACACGGAACACCGCCCACGCAGAGCCGTAACTGTCGATACCCGTGCCCGTTGTCGAACGTCTTGAGCACACCCGTGGCCGTGCCTTGGGCTCGTGTAACGCGTTTAACCCGTCCGTAGTTGCTTACTTCGTACGCGGGGTAACCGACGATCGTTTTCCATTGTTCTTGTGTGTTTTCCATGAACATCACTATACACGTAACGCCTCGTATTGTCAATAAAAAACCCCGATTGCTCGGGGTTTGTTCATTATTAGACTGATAAACGCGATTATACGACTGCGCCAGTAAAATTCACGCGAGCGAACATATGCGGATTAACCAGTTTTGTCGCGTAGCGGGTTGCCACGCCACGTTGGGTAACGAAGTCCGCAGTTGTCAACGGGTCAGTCGTGTACATGAGTTGGTAAGGTGACCATACCATGCCAGCTTCCCAGAATTCAGAGCCTTTATAGCCCATGATCATGTTACCGCCTGCCACAGCACCCGGCTCTTGGGCAAGGTGGATGTACTTGTACACCTTGATCTTGCCTTTGATGGTACCGATGTGGTGAGCGCCCATGACGTTCTTAGGCGCGGGAACGCTTTTGAACAGGGTGTCAGGTAGTGACTCCAAGATGTTCGCGGCGCCTTCGTCAACCACCGCCCAGTTGGCGTAAGCCTTTTGGGTGCGACGCCAGATGCTGTTGCTGGCTTGGTTGAGGTTGTACAACAGACCTTCGAAGTGATCACGACGGCTGATGCCAGACGCAGGGGTTTGATCCCATGTGCTTGTTACCGGGGTAACTGCCCAGATTTCGCGTAGTACCTGCTGGAACTGTTCGAAGTTGAGAAGCTCTGCGGCGCCTTTGATAAGCGCTTGGTCGAGCGACGTGCCATACTCTTGCTGAAGGTCGAACGATGCTTCACTTGTATGGTTCATGCGCAGGGCACGACGGACGGTGTCGACACTGCTGGTGGTGATGTTGATGTCCACTTCAGGTAGGATACCGCCTTCACTGTTCCAACCGTAGGTGGCCGTGCCGGTACCTGCTGAGAAGGTCTCCGGTCCTGCCAAGGTGATAGAGAAACCACCTGTGATGTAGTTGATGGATGTCGCACCTACGACAATCGCGGCGCCTGTGTCGTCACGTGTGATTGTGAGGTTACCACGACCATCGTCACCGATAGTTGAAGCACCGACACTGGTGGTTACTGCGAACCTAACAGTTGCAGGACGTACGCCACCGCCTGATACCCATTGAAGGGTACCACCGGTTGAGGCGCCCGAGCTTACTGCGATAGACTCACCTTCGATGAGCTCACCACTGTAGTTACGACCGTTGTCAGGCTTACCTGTGTTGGCACCGAACAGGCGTTGGCCTTTGGTGACATTACCTTTGGTGGATCCGTAAATCCACTCAAAGTAGGTTACGGTAGCAATCTTACGGCTGGTCGGCTGAACCGATACGATCTGATTGAGCGGGTTGCTTGGCATCGCGGCGCGTACGATCGGGAACAAGTAGTCGGTGAAGCCACCAACAGAACCCGAGGCAGTTGTTTCGTCGATATGGATATTGCCATCGCTGTCGCGCTTACCGCGTACCTTGCTGGCTAACCAGTGTTTTGTGTTTTCGAGGACGATCGCAGTTGCGGCGCGAGTCATGTCGTCTTTAATTTCGAGAGCTTCGTCGACTTCGGCATCGAAGTACTCAGACCAACCGCCCTCTTCGACACTTACGTCTGCGAGTTCGAGGCCTTCTTCGATCCAAGATCGGCGTGATGACATTTTACGATTAATTAACATGGGGTAGTCTTTCGTTCGGGTGACAGTTTGTCACATTATGGGTGAGATTAGAGCGCACGACGAATGGCGTCGGCGGCCTGACGTGCTCCGATAGGTGCCTCAACATCATTTAAGCATCGTTTTCCGAGGTTTAATGACGGCTTGGTGCTGTTATCGGGCATACGTGCAGTACTGTTATCCGCTTCAGTAACTGCGACTCGCTTCGCCTGTACTGCCAACTGCAAGAGTGATTGGATGTTATCCACATCCCCGAGAGCCTCGGGATCACTCTGTAGTGCTGGTACGTGCTCAAGCAAGTATGCGACGACTTGATCGCGGTGCTCAACATAGAGCGTCACGAGGTCATCGTACTCCGCGCGGGTTTCGTCAACCTTTAACTGCAAACTTGTCAGCTGTGTTGACGAAGCCACAGACTCATCGAGAGCTTGTTGCGTCTCGCCTAACTCTGTTTGGATCGCTTCGATTCGTTCTTGTAATTGTAGGTTCTGACGTACCGCGTCATCAAGCGCGCCATCGTCTAGGAAATTGTCGGTGTCGGTGTTATCCGCGCCTGTGTCGGTGTTATCGGGGTTGTCTGTGTTTTCGTTGACGGTAGGGGTGGCGTTCTTCCGCTCTGCGAGTTCGGCAACCAGTTGGCGATTCGCCACACGGAGATTGTCGTTAACCACGAGTAGGTCTGCAGAGTTGTCATCGCCTTCAGACACAGACGGCACACGTAGTGCCGCTTTCCATACACCGTCCAGCGTATCCGCCACTTCAGTCTCTCCTGTTGCCGTGGCAAACTGACGGAGGAAGTCACGCGCTAGGTCGATTTGGTCGTCTTCGCTTAGGCCTTCGAAGTCGGGAACGTCGGGCAGGGTTACCGATTCGTTCGTACCCTTGGCACGGCTGGCACTCTTCACACGCTTGGCCGATGGGAAGGCTCCGGGCGTGCTGGGTGACGACACTGCGTCGTAGGTACCGAGGGTGAACCGTTCTTCGTCGACATTGCCCTCTCCGTCAACGCGTCCGCGCCCACGGCTGGAAATGCCCCACTTGATCTTAGCCTCAGACAGCGCTTGCAAGAGCATACCGTCCGGCGTGTTGAGCAGTTCGGCAGTACCCCATACAATACCGTCCTCACGTAGTTTGTTACTTGTTACCAACAAAGCGGCGAGCTTAAGGTTACTGCGACCGTCCGCGGGGTGTTCAACCTGACCGATCATAGACCGCTCACGGATATTGCGCATGGTAGGTCCGTCTTCTGACAGAACCCGTTCCCATAGCTTACGAGAGTATTTACGCTTATTCACGTTCACAGTGTCCGCGCGCTGGAAGATGCCTTCTACAACCCACGTACCGTCTTTCACAAAGTTCATCGGACGCTTACCGTCAACACCCTCAACCATAACCTCAGTCGTGTCTAGGTCGGTAATGTTCTCAACCAACTCGACACCTTCTCCGATGTCGGAGGCGCTTACGTCGCCTAACGCCACATACGCGCGGTCGCCTTGGCGTACGTACGCAATTTCGATGTCCTCGACTGCGCTCTCTGTGAGTAGTACCGACTCATCCACTGATGCGTGGGTTTGTCCATTTTTGTTGGGGTCTAAGGGCATCGTGAACGTCCTTTGTGGGGGCTTTTAAGGGGATGATACGGTCGTCGTGGTACACATACTGGGAGGCGCCGAAGGATGTAGCAATGTCTACAATCATTTCTGCGACATACTGGTCAGGTGTGTACCTTCGCAAGATACGGGCGACCGTGGGGGCGTCGTTGCCTAAGTTGTAGCTGTTCTGTACGTTGGGGTTCGTTTCAGACTCCATGTGGAGTATATAATCCGCGAAATCCTCACCGTAGTGGGCTAGCTCTTTGTCGCGCGCTAGTACTAGGAACGTCCCAATGGCTCGAACGGGCAGGGGTGCCTGTGCTTGCGGATTGGATTGTTTAGCGCGTTTTTTCATTCAACAGCTTACTGTATTGCCGAAATGTCGAAGTCGTCCACGTTGTTGATCAGGCACAAGGCGCCCAAAGACGCGCTCGCTAAGATCTCAAGGCGTGAAGACGTAGGTAAGGCGTTCACGAACAGGTAATCATGCAGGGTCACCAGCATGAAAGTTTCGACAGCGCCCGGAGCCACCGTTACGGTATCCGCAGTTGTGCCGTCGGTCAAGACACCGTCAAGTGCCGTTACCGTGTTATCTGCAGGGTCGACAGGGTCGTCTGCAATCGTAGCGCTGGATGCTGTGAAAACCGCTAAAGATCCGAAATTCAGGACGGCGGGTTCGTCGCCTGCGTTTCGAACGGTAACGACCACAACAGGTGCGTTTTTCTTATGGGTTGCGAATATCGTCTGCGGTGTGTAGTCCCCTGTTAAGGGAGCGTCAGCACCTTGTCCGATATTGGCTTGTATTGTGGCAATATGCAGGGTCATGGTCGAGCCTTCTGTAGGATACGGCAGGAGAGGTGACAGGCTGTTCGTACGTTACTTATTATGTACCGACGGTAGCACCGTGCTGATTGAAGGACGAGAGTACTAGACCCTCAGCTCCACGGGTTGTGATCTCTACTTGGTCGCCTGAGCCTGACGCTTGTGCCGTGAAGTCAAACTTACTGGCATACGCAGGGATGATCGAGCTCAAGTCCGCGAAACCGCCCGCAGGGATGGCTTCGGCAGAGCCGAGGTTTACCCAAGCGTTAACGCCTGCACGAGGATCGAATACGCGCGCCTGTAGTGTCACTTCTTCAGCGAACGCTTGGACTCGGTGGCTAATCACGCGAGCAACAGGGCGAGTGTCGGTTGCGAGTGTTAACTCTAGGACAGGCGCCGCAACGGCAGGGGCGGCGGTACGGACATAGGCGATTACGGCTGTTTGATGTACGGGCATGGTTATTTCCTTTGCACAGGGTGGAATGTTTGCGAGACTTCCGCAAGCAGAACGGTAAGAGAGGCAGAAGACGTGCGAATCACATACTCAGGGTCGATATACGAGACACCGTGTGTGTCCTGTTCTGTGATTGCTTCGCACGCCTTAGATATATCGTAGTCAAAATGGGACAAATGCGCACGCCAAACGGACGAAGTTCGCACCGTCCATGGCGTTTTTTTCGTAAATGACGTGCCACCGTCGTCTGCGAGTGCCAGAATTGCGGTCGTTTGTGGCTCACTTTCGTCGACGCCTGCAAGGCGTTCGCGCATAAAAGCGACGTTACGCGCGGGTGCGGGTGGTGCTGGTACGAGTCGGAGGTGTTGTTGTAGTGTCTGGCGAGTAAAGGCGTCAGTAATAGCTGTGTTAATGTACGACTGGATGTATTGATCGTACAAGCCCGTGCGTACGAGTTCGTCGCGCTCCTTGCGCCACTCCTTTACTCCTTCGTGCTCAACCCCTGATAGCGGTACGATCTTGGTGGACGCCAGACCTGCTGAGGGTCGGATGTACAGAGCGCTATCGGTTACGACTATATCACCGGTCACTGTGTATATGAAATCGTTGTCGTCTTCCCACCACTTACCACTGCGGAACACTATACCGCCTCTCACGCGGTAAACCACGTCAGGGACGAATACGAGCCCCGCAGGTGTGGTGACTTCCGCGCCGGTCGCGACTGTGTTCTGTAACTGTGTGAAGAATTTGAGCATTGTTACCCTTTAATGGTTTGTTCGATGGATTGACCGTTGTAGAACGTGGCATCGTCTCCGAGAGCTTTGCGCGTTAGCGCCTGCCCTTGCGCGCCTTTGTGTATGCTTCCCACGGTAACGCCTTGTAAGTACTTCGACCAGCTCACGGACGTACGTAGTATAACCTGCGGTGATGATGCGGGTCCTACGCCTGTCGAGAGCGGGGACGCGTGGATAGTTTCGATCAGGGCGGGGATAGAGGCGTAGCGCTGAAGCTCCCAGTTACCGTAGGAGTCGCCCGTACCGTGAGTCTGGATGTCGGTGCGTAGTAGCAGACCGATACCGAATTCGAGCAGGTACTCCAATTTCATTGTTTTTCGGAAGACTCCGAAGGCGCCTGCCCCGCCTTGTTGTATATCGCTGGTCGCAGACGAACCGTTCGCGTTATTCTTGACCGAGCCAGCGGGTACCACCGAAGACTCGCCTACTGCGACTCCGTTCTCTTGGAACGAATGGCGAGCCAACATAGTCGATCCCCCTTGTAGAATACCTTGAAACGCGGAGGACGGACTTCCTGCTATGCCAAGCTGGTGCGACACCCTTAGTGCGTCGGCTTTGAGGCCAGACGCTGTTAACGCCTTTTTAAGGGACTCAAGTGTCCAGCCCGCCCGTATGCTGTGCATAGTTCCTGCGTTCTCGTCTTGCGGTGCGCCCTCACGCGCGCGTCCGTGGGTGGTCGCCTGCTCTTCGAGCTCCTCTAACGACACTTCCACGTTGTTCGTTTTGAGGCGTTTCTTCAGTATTTTACGTAGTGCTGTGCGCAGTTTGTCGGACGGGCCTTCACTGTCGTATTTCTCCATAGTCTTACTGAGCTCGGACAATACGGGAGCAACCGACCCGTCCTGAGGTGCGATCTTACCTCCGGATGATGTAATGTTGTTGGCGAGCCAGACAACTTCCTGATCTTCTGCGGTGGCGCCACGCATGGTAAGCCCTGTGGCTTCTTCGATCGTCTGTAACAGTGCTGAGATATGTTTAGGGCTTGGGACGCCGGGCATGAACGCCCAACACTTCCCGAAGAATGCGCGAGGACCGCCCCCGCCTGCCTGTTGTGTCATAGCAAACGTAACGCCGGGCGCGTTCTTGAACGTCACAGCGTATGTCTTGGACTTTCCTACGTTCAGCGACAGACCTTGGCCGGTTCCGGGCGTGTAATACGGTACGGGTGCGTGCGTGTCTGACCCGTGGGACACGGCAGAGACGCCGGGCAGTTTGACGGTCGAGGATGTGAAGTAGGTTGCTCCGGATCCGACACGTGAGCGCTCTTCGCGTTCTTGTTCCTGTGCTTTGTCTGCGACCGGTACGTAGTCAAACGGTACGATGACGATAGGCTCTAAGCCTTTCGGGTTGTCGGCCAAGAGCTTTGCTTCGTTTTCGGACACATAGTCAAATGCTTTGAGCTTCTCCATATAGTGCGACAGCATAGCGTACACCACGGCATACGGCTCACCGTTGGCGGTGGTTCCCGTAACCTGTTTCTTGGCGTGCTCTTGCTTGATGCGCGCGATAACCGGCTGAGCTTGTTTGTAGTAGTCCGACAACTTGCTCTCTCCGTTGACAAACGACTCTTTCGTACTCCAGCCACCTCGAGGTGGGGTGATATTAGCTCCGGGTATACCCAGCGCGCCTGCCTCGGCTTCGTCTACGATCCGGCATAGGCGAGAGGTGTAAGACTTCGCCATCATGCTCATAATTTCCCAGTACTTATTATCCGTATCCTCTGCCATTAAGCGGTACTGGTTTCCGACGTGCTGGATAATACCGTTGTTCGCGGTCGAGGTTGACGCCCCTGTGTTAGCCGTGGACATCGTACTGTTTTCGTCTAGCTGGCTCTGTATGAATATGGACGCCTGTTCTGTGGCGCTCTTGGTAAATTTCCACGTCATTAGCGTGCCCTGCGACTGCCCGCCCACGTTCTGCGTCAGGTTGACCACTTTGGCGAGAACCTCTTGGTTTTCTACGTGCGACCCTGCTATGGCGACCGAGATACCGTTGGTGCCCGCGCGTTGGATAAGCTCTGCGTCCATCACGACGTCATTGACTTCATTGTGCAGTCCCATATCCGCAGGCGTTTCGAGTGGGCTATTCAGCGAGGCGCTGATGCCCTTAGGTGTAACCGCCCACGCGAAGTCTGGTTGTAGTGACTTGAGTACCGCAGTCCACGACTCGAGGTAGGTTGCTTGCGCCATTAAAACAGAGTTGGTGAGGTCGACCACCGAGACGTCTGCGCTGTCTGCGAGGTTCGCTAACATAGGTCGAAGCGCGTCGCTTGTGATGCGTCTGACGCGTGTGAGAGCCAACGCCATACGTGAAAAGGCGCTCTCAGGTAGGGTTACCGTCCCTGCTGACCAGTCGAGCAAGAGCTTCTTAGCTAACGGCTGTCCGACATTGCCCGCAGGGTTATGCGACGGGTGCAGTTCAGGCATGTACGTGCTCCCGTTCTTGACCGCCTGTACGTGGAATTTGAACGCCTGTCCGCGGTCGATAGGTAGTGGCTTACCCTTCACACGAAGCCAGTTGCCTGCGTGCCCGTCGTGGTCGCCCATGAACATATCAATGACGTGCTGATAGAGCAACGCACCTGCGTCCGCGTGTGAGACGTCGTCCGTGTTGAACGATGCTTCGACGTCTGCGTCAACCAACGGTTGTATCGCCACGACCCTGCCTTTGTACTTGGCGACACCAGACGCCACTCCGTCCGCTTTAAGCGCTGACATCAGACCCCACGCGCTCTCCTCTGCGTGTGCGCGGATCTTATCGCCCTTAGTGGTGCCTTCCTTGGAGGCTTTGAGCCTGTACTTCATACCGTTACGCTCGATGATCCACGCAGGGTTCGACCCGCCCCCTGTGCTCTTATCGTCAGAGGCTTCAGGGATGTCGGCGCCGTCGAGGTTCTCTACGTAGTCTATCACTGCTTTCGTATTGTGCGTCTTCTTCGTGGTTTTCGTATGCACGACGTTCACATTCGTGGTCTTGGGCGGAACCCGCTTCGCCTGTTTGGGCGTCAAGTCTGATACCGGCACATGGCTGACCGCGATCGGCACCCCGTGCTTGTCATAACCGGTGATTCCTGTCTGTACGTCAGTGGCCATAATCTTTTCGGACGTATCTGCCCATGCGTTCGCATCCTCGAGCAGTTTCAGCGCCAGCATGACGACCTTCTTATCGCGCGGGCGGAGGCGTAACTGCAGGTCAGGGTATAGCATCTTCTGTGGGGTCAGAGCGCCCCAGATAAGGGACGATGTTTCGTCGCCTATCGCATCTGTGTTCACGGCTTTGGTCTCGGCCAAGAACCAGCGCACGTTCTGTACGTCACCTATATGCTTGATCAACCGTACTGCGTGCCCCGTCTCTTCGAAACACTCACGCACAGCCCCTTGTTCTAACGTCTCACCAGCCTCAACCGTACCTTTCGGCAGGGACAAGCCCACCTCATTGTAGTGGTTAGCAGGTTCCATGAACAGGATCGACTGTGTCTGTGCGTTATAAACCACCACGCCCGCCTTCGGGAGTTTCGTGCCGACAAGTTTCGGGTCGTTGGTGGGGGTAATAGCAGGTGGCGGGTATTGTTTCAGCGCCCCGTGGCTGTCTTCTACTGTCCCTATTTTCGTGGCCTCAACACCTGCTAAGCGCAACGGCTGTTTGTACGTGCCCATCCCTATACGTTCGAACGCAGGCACCTTGCTGTTGTCGAGGAACAAGTACGCACGTGTGAAGTCCGAGAACAGCCCGTCTAGCTCTTCGAGCTTTAGAGTTGTACTTGCTTCATACGAGGTCATAGAGCTGGTAGCCGTCAGTTGTACGAGGTCTGCGGACACAGGGAGCGAGGGGTCGACGGTTACATAATCCGCGCCTGCGACGTTCTTCACGTCCTTGACGGTGCCGAAAGCGTACCCGAGTACTTTGTCAACTTCATCGGTCTGTAGTGATACATAGACCAGCTGATCGCCGTTGGTATAGAACCCGCCTAAGAATGCAGGTGTCTGTGGTATCGAGCTCGCAGTTCGTGCAAGCGGGTCGTCTTTGTCGAGTACCACGCCCGTACCGCTCTGCACAGATACAGGGGGCATAAGCGGAGACGATTTAGCAAGGGTGACAGGCAAGACCGCTCCCGAGTCTACCGACTTGGTTACCATGTGTATATCGCTGGACGGTGACTCCGCTGATTCCATCAACTCTGCGACGATCGCTCCTGCGTCGTCTAGCTGTATGGTGCCACGGTATAGGATCACATGCGGTATGCTGTACCCTAGTTCATTCACCCATGAGTGCGGTGTGATGTAGTAGAGGAGCACAGTATCGGGTACGTCCTTACCTGCTTTCAGGGCGTTTATATCTGTTGTCGTGGCGTAGGCTCCGGGTGCAGTGGTGTGTGTCTTCGCGGACAGCATGTGACCGGTTACTGCCGTTACGTTGTTCATGCCCGCGCCTGCGAATAGCGCGTGTTTGTTCTCGTGGCTCACAGCCTGATCCGACTTCTTCTTCTCTTCTGCGCTCATCACGTCCTTGGTGTACTGAACCCCTAAGGTTAGTAGCTGTGAGAATGTGATAACCTGTTCGGTGATCTTTCCGTGCCTTGTTATCGACAGGGTCTTACCTGCGGGCGCGTCTATTACGGTTGCAGTCTGGTGGAGGGTGTGCGCATCCTCCGTAGCGTAGTCGAAGTCCTTGCCCTCTTTTACCAGATAGACGGAAATCTTGTCGCCTGCGGAGGCCTTGTTGGAGCCTGTGAACCAGCGACCGATCGCAGTCGGATGCGGGATGTCAGGGTGCGACGCAGGGACTATCTCTGACGGCTCCGGTTGTGCAACCTCTTTCGGTTGTGTGATGGTTACGCTTAGGTTACCGTACGTCCCGTCGTTATTCTTTTCACGCATAGCGTATACGTGGCGCGCAGACCCTGTTGAGCTCCTGATAATGTCCACCAACATGTAGTGCGTATCCTCGGTATCGGTGCGCGCTATCAAAGACAGCTTAAGATCCAACAGCGAAGCTAGGTCGTTCCCTGTTAGCATCTTACTAACCGCGGCGCCCGGCGTCATTTTGCTTAAGTCTTTAAAGCCTTCCGTCCCTAACCAGATACGCAGTGCAGGGTGTGTCGGGTTCGTCAACGTCCTGACTTTGTTGACCTGTGCGAGGTACGGTAGATGGTTAGGGCTGTGCAGGAGCTCCGACCATGTCTCGTTGTAGGACAGGGAGAGGCTAGCCGAAGCGTCTTGGCTGTATACCGTGTAGCGTAGTGTGGGTACGCCTCCTATCGGACTGCCCCATGTAACCACGCTCTGCAGGTAATCGGAGGTCGCTAGGTGTGCGAAGTCTTCAAACTCGGGCTCAGGTATATTAGCGATGTTACTGTCTTCGGAAGCGTCCGAGGGCTGGAACGCTTTGTGCAGTTTACTGAAGTGTGCGGACTCTATCGCGGTATAAATCGCCCGCGCATACACGTACCGATCCCCTTGCGGAAGCGGGAGGACGGCTATCAGGTACATTTTCGTGCCGTCTGGGCGTACCCGCATGGCGGGTGCTGGTGTGGTAAAGGGGTTCGACCTGTCAATGATTGTAGGGACGTTCGCAACCGCAGGCACAGGGTTCGCGAGGTTGCTGTGCATCTGTTTGCGTGTCAGATGCGTCAGCTTTATCTCCTTGTTCACCAACGGCAGATAGATTCCGTAGTGGGCGTCCTGCGTCAGTTCTTTCCATGTGGCGCCTTGGGACAGCGTGCTATCACTGTAGGTCGAGTTGTCGTACGTACGGAACACGAGCTGGTTGATGCCCGTGCGCCATAACACCACTCCCCAGATCTCAGGACGTGTGGCTAGGTGTGACGGGGGCGTGTATTCAGGCTCAGGCAGGGACTCAGGGTTGGCGAACGTGGGCGCCGGCTTAACCTGCTGTGGCACCTGCGTGTGTGGCTTATGCGCGGTGAGCTTGTAACTGCCTGCAAGTACGTCGGTCAGATCCGAGTCGGATGTGACGTAATACTTACCGGTCTGCTCATCGAACAGCGCGAATTCGATGTCTGTTTGGGACGGTACGATCTCGGTGGTTCCGTCAGGGTTGGTAAGCGTAGTGAAGCTCACCATAGCCGACGCGGCGCCTTGTACTTCGAGTACCTTCTTTTTGCCGGTTGTCACGTAGAACGGGAAATCGAAGAGCTCGTGCGAGACTCCGACACCTGTATCGTGAATGTTTAGGGGGGTTACCACTGCGCTCACTGCGTCATCGTCTTCGCCTTGTACGAAATCATCCATATTGGCGTCGGCAATCGCATAAACCCATTGCGGGTAGGCGCTCCCTATCTTCTTGGTCTTCGGAGGCGCGGACAAACTGCTGTCTTTGTCAACGACCGCAGGCTCGAGGTCAGGATCAGGCGCGTCGGTACCGGTAGCCGTATCTGCAGTTTGTCCTGCGACTGCGGTCTGTGCTATCGCTTTCGCGAACAGCGGGTCTGCGTCTGCCCAGACGGAGGCCAGCTTGTCGAAATCACCCTTAACCGCGGTCTTATACGCGGTGTTGAAGCGTGATATGTCTTTCGGGAATAGTTCGTCGATGATTATGGCTAGGCGCTTGCGCGTCTGCTGGACACGTAGTGCTCGGGATCCGATGTTGCGACCGCGTGCTATGTCGAATAAGCGGGCACGGATGCTGTCGCTTGCGAACGACCATACTTGCTGGTTGTCTGCGATGGCGTCAGGGTCGTCGTTAATCTTCGCCAACATGCCGTAACCTTCGGCCTGCTCTTGTTTAGCGGTATTCTGTACAATCTGTTTGTATCCGGCACCGGCCTCGTGCATCACCTTGAACAACAGGCCTAACGCGGGTGGCATGGCGTTGATCACAGATGCGGGGGTCTTCTCGCCTTTTTGGATGTACGCACGGTAGGGCGCCACGTACTCTGTAAGGGCGTCACTCTCTTGTGCCAGTGCAAACACGGCTGACCATAGGGGCTGTGCTAGCTTAACCTTATGGCGGGCTTGTCGTATGTCCCCTGTGTTGATTGTGACGGCTTCGTCGAGAGGTTCTAATGGCATGTCGATCCTGACGTAGATTTACGTAGTGGTTATAGAGTGGCGAGCGCGTCTGAAGCGCTGAGCTGTTGTCCGTGTAAATACCATGATAAGGCGTACGCTTGTTCGTTGCTGACTTCGCGTACGTCTTTTATCCGTTGCGCGACCTCCCCATAGGACGGAGGTGATGCTCGGTAACGCTCCGCCTGTGCCACCGCTTGTTCGTACGCTTTTGTATGGTTATGGTTCGGGTGACAGTTTGTCACGCTCTCGGACAGCTCTGAATCCTGTGTTATCTTGTCCCACTTGACGCGCAGGTCGTCGACATCCAGCCCGAGTACCAACGCCATCTGTGCGCAGGTGTCTCCGTCTGCCTGTGCCTGTTCTAGCGCTATAGCCTTCGCCTCTGCGGGGGTGGGTTCTGCGTACATAACCGCATCGCTGGTGAATGTTGCGCTCTCGCCTGCGTGGTTACAGGCGTTGCATCGGTTCTCCCAGTAACTGATAGAGGTGTCCGCGTGCCGTTCACGGTGTGTTACCTTTGTGGATTCGCACTTAGGGCAGTAGCTGGTGTGGGTGAGGCCGTTGATCAGCGAGACTGTGAGGTGGCTAGCGGACTCGCTCACACGTAGTGGCTTGCCCTTGTGCTCCGCCTTCCCGTACTTGATGGATACGATCTCAGGGTGCTCGCCCGACTTACTGCTCGCATACCAATCAGCGACCGCCTTCTTACTTCGCACGGCAAAGAGCCCTCGACCGTCCGCCCAGCGTACGATTATCGCCATACCCTTGTCCGCCACGGAAGGGATACGACGATTCTTCTGCATGTCTGCTATGTGGCGCTTATCGTCTTTTGTAACCTTCGGGTAATCGTCCTCGGTTATCTGCGATTCCGGCAAGACTTTAGCCCGTTTACGCGCCTTCACGCCTGCGAACGCATTGGCCGAGGCGCTGTACGATGTCTGTGCCTGTGACAGGGATGCTCCGAAGGCCTTGGGCTTCGGTACGTAGTGCGACAGCGACACAGGCTTGGCGCGTGTATGGTCTTGTTGGTCTCCGGCAGAGCGGGTAACGTACCGTTGTTGCTTCTTGACCTTGTCCGCGGACTGTGCGTACGCGTTTTTAAGCCACTTCACGCCCAGCGGGTTCTTGATCGGCTTGTTCATAATCTTTTTGCGGATCTGTTTGAGCTTCGCTCCTACGATCTGCTGAAACTGGCGGGGTGTGAGATCATCGTCGTTGTCGATTATGAATATGCGCCCAGCTCCGAACAACCGCATGTACCGCCCTAGGTTATCCATGAGCCCTCGGTGCGCATCGTCGATGTACGATTGGGGTACTTCTCGCCCTCCGGACGCTCCACGGTCTTTGTTGCGCTTGCGCGCGGTTTCGAGCGTGGTCATAATCACCACCATGTACGTATCGTACCCTAGGTTCTCGAGCGCCTTCTTAGGGTTGGCTATACGCGGGTAATCCCATCCGGTGCTGTCGATAACCATGCCCTGACGGACGGATGCGCGTACTCCGAGCTCGGCATGTCGCAGGTCACGTGCTTTGGTGAACAGTCCGTAGTGCTTGCCTACATCTTTGGGAGCTATGCCCTTCTTCTTGAGCAGGCGTTCAAGGTGGGTGTCCGCGTTCACGGTATGGAACCCGTCACGCGCTGTGAATATTTGTCGACCTACGAAGCCTTTACCCGAGGCACCACTTCCGGCTATGAAGACCGCACGGAGCGCCGCAGGGTCGTGTGGGCTCTCATCTATGCGCCTATCGTCTTCGGCTATCTGTGCCTGCCCTAGGAGCTCCATGAGCTGTGTCTCGAAGGCGCGGGTGTCTGTAGGGTCTAGGTCAATGTCGTGAGCGTACGCGAGCGTCAGGGCGTCCTCTGAGACATTCTCCAGCTGGTCGAAGCTGATGACGCCTGTGCTGGACTTGTTGAGCTCCACGGTGGCGCGCTGTACCACATCGTCGAGGTTCTGCAGGCGGACATCGTCTGCCTGTATAGGACGGCTTTCGCCGGTCATCCGGTTAACCTCATTCCACTGCGTAGTGCCTACTGATCGGGCGAGCAGGGTGTGCATGTTGCGCGGGTCGGGCACAACGAGCATGTGTGCGAGATCCTTGCGCGTGTAGGTGCCGTAATCGTAGACAAGCATTTTAGAGCTTTCGTAGGGCGGATATTAAGGAAGCGGACGGACCTACCGACTCACGCACCTTGGGGAAGGTGTGCCGACGGCCTGTAGGTTCTGTCTCTTGTTCGGTGTCGGCCTCTTCGGACTGTGCGGGTGCCTGTGTGCTAGCCGGTTCTCTGCCTTGTATACGCTCTGAGAGGTTCGCGATAGCCGACACAGTAGCCGAATTCTCGGAGACCTTACGCACGCGTTTGGGGGCGTCGGCAGGCGTTAAAGACGCCAAGTCATTCTTAAGGTGGGCGGTACCAACACGGGCAAGCGCGGCGAACGGGTTACTCATCACAGGCTCCATTAGAAAAGGGTGCGTAGTCGCACCCTTATTCTAACGTATTATGCCACACACGTCGTTACATTTTAGCGATGGCGCCTGCGCAGATCACGGCTTCGTTGATGCCGATGCCTTTGGTTTCGTACTGCGACTCAGGTAATACCTTTTTCTTTTTCTTAGCTTTGGACTTAGAAGCGGCCTTTGCGAGCGCCTTCTTCTTCACGTCCTTGGCTTTGAGCCGTACTTTGGCTTTGGCGCCTGCGGCGTGCTTCTTAGACTTGGCGAGCGTCTTGCTGACAGCATTCTTCTCGGTGGATCCCGTAGACACGTTTTTCTTGATGCTCTTAACGGATGCCTTGCTTACGTCGCCACCCTTCAGTGCTTTCGACGCCGACTTGCGCTTGCGTTTCAGGCGGGATTCTGGCGGTGAGTATGGTTTTGGCATTTTCTTGCCGAGGTTACGGTAGATCATTTTCACAACCTTGGCACGGGCAGAGCCGACCATTTTCTTGATGTCGGAGGCACGACGGTAGTTACGCTTACGGATACGGGCATAACGGCTTTTACCTTGTGCCGTACCTGTTTTGTCGCCCTTGTACTTGTAGGTACCACCCTTGTAGCCTTTGCCGGACTTCACGCGCCTGAGCACCCCTTTTTTCAGCATAGCAGAGAACATGCGGGCACGTACGTTGAATAGTTTGGTACCTTGCTTGGCGTTTTTGAACGCGCCTTTACGGAAGTCGCCTCTTTTGAACGGTGATTTTTCGTCAAGCTGGTCGTCTTCGGTGATGTCTTCTACTTCGTAAAGATCAGCGAACTGTGCGAAGACTGCGCGCTCCTCTAACGTAGTGGCAGGCAACTCGGTTGCGCAATAGTAGGCAAACATTTCAGTGATGTCGTCCATGTCGATTACTGCGTCGACAAGGTCACCTGCGATGGCGTCGGTTTCGATGATATAGATACGGTCAGAGTCGTCATAATCCGTACCGGCTTCGTCTTCGAACATCCAATCGTCTAAGTTGATTTCGTCTTGGTCGCAGTCATCTTCAGCGTAGACGGCCTCGCCTGTCTCTTCGTCAATGCTTTCCTTCATACCCATATACTCGGCTTTGCGGTACTTTTTACCGTTCTTCGCGCCCAGTTGTTTACCTGCTAGGTGGCCGGAGCCGTCTTTGCACATTTCTTCGAGCTCATCTTCGCTGAGGATCAGGTACGGAGCGTCTTCAGCTTCCGACATAGGCACGAGGTACGACAGCTCTGTCTGTACGTAGTCCTGCACGTCTTCGTCTTCGAACACGGGGTTGAAGTCCACGGTGTTGATGAATGCAGACATCACTTCGGTGTCGATAGTGGCGTTGCCTTCTTCGTCGACTAGGGTGTCTGACAGGTCAGTGGCGGTGGTTAAGTCGACGGGCTCGTCGTTTTCAAAGAAGATAGGCATGGGTAGCTCCAGCAAAGGGGGGTTTTAGATTGTAACTTAGGTACTATGTAGTGTAACGTATTCGAGGGTGTTTGTTAAGCGTTTAGCACGGTGGCGACGATACTTTCCGCCTCTTCGTCCGTAGGGGCGTCCATATAGGCGTCAATAACGCGTAATGTATCCTCTAAGATCTCGACCTGAACGTGGATTCCGTTCTCGGTGATGGTGTAGGTTTCGACCAGTCCAAGGGCGTCGGCCATTTCGGCAACATAGTCCGCGTCCTCGGGTGTGGTGAGGAAACTGACACAGCTTTCGAAGTCGAAGTCCGTGTCATCGCGAATAGCTTCATGGCGTGGGCGGTACTTCTTCTTGTACCGCTTCTCGGCCTGACGCATTCCTGTGTTGCGTTTACGCTCTTTACGGCGGGCACGGTTTTTCGCCTTAACCTCGGGGTTATTAGCGTTCAACCGTGCGGAGCGCTTACGTTGCATAACAGTAGAACGGGACATACGGCGCACGCCTTCGATAACGTCTGGTGCCACGCCTTCATGGTCTGCCAATGCGTCAAGAGCGGCCTCGAACTCGAGTGACGACCCTGACTCTAAGGCGCTGTCGACTTCGCGTAGTAGCTCCAGCGGTACCTTGGACATATCCAACTGCTCTGATAGGAGCGCGCGGATCTGACGGACGGTAACCTCTTCTCCGACTCCTTGTAGACGGGTGCGCAGGGCGTCAATCACCTTGGCGGTGTGAACCGGAACACCTTCTTCAGTGTTGCACAGCTCTTGTGGTACGCCCGTGGCGTGTTCGCCAATGCGCGCTAAACGGGTGATGGCGGTCTGCGCGTCTTCGAAGTGTTGATCGTCTCCGATACGTGCGTAGTCGTCAATGCGCGCAAGCGCTTCAACCGCCAGCTGTCCGCCTTTGGCTGGGTTCACCTCATCGACGTCAGTGTTGTCGGTGTCGGTGGTATCCGCGCCGGTGTCGGTATTGTCGGTGGCACCTTCTTTGAGGTAGGTCTGTGTGTATTTAGCGACCGCACGTACCGAATCCTTCTTGCTTTGTTCGGCTTGTGCTTTGTCGCCTTTTTTGTTGAGATAGTCTACCAACACTGCCGTGGCTAAAACAGCAAGCGCGTCGCTTTTCTGCTTACCTTTTAGGTCTTTGACCGACTTGTAAATCGCATCAATCGCAGGGGTCATGTATCCGGCTTCGTCGAGTGGGTTGTCTGTGTCTAGGGGCATAGTGTGTTCCTTAATTTTCTGAATTTGTTTGTCGGAGTACTTGAACTTGGTACGTAGTACCGTCTCCGCCTCCTTGGCGGACGGTCCGCCGAGCAAGGCTTTTGCAGGGTTACGGACGGTGTCTATTGCGATTTTCTTCTGATGCTTGTCGGCTGTCGATAAGCCTTCCCCTAGGCTGTTGTCTGACTCGTAGTGCTTGGTTAGGCTGAGCGCCATACCGGTCGCGTCTTGCAGGGTCTTGTGCAGTTTATCAGCGTATACGCTCTTAAACTCCTTCTTAACCTTTACCTTGCCTCCGCGGATGGCGCTGACGGTGACCGTGTACAGGTCGTCGGAGCCGTGGTGGATTTTAACATGGTTACCGCCACTGCTGTTCTTGCCGATACGGAAACTTAGCGAGTGTTTGTCGCCTGCTAGGTTCTTGGCGCCCATCATAAACAACGCCTTCTGTCCTAGCTGTTTGCGTATAATGTTCGCGGTTTCTAAGGCTTCGTCTAGCTCCGCCTGTGCGTCTTCGGCCAGTGTCTTCAGCTTGTAGTACGACATGTTGATCTTACGATCCATCGCCTTATCAGGTTGCGCGCCTTCTTTGTTGTCTTCCCGATAGTCAAGCATAGCCTTCGCGTATTTGTATTCGCGACTGCTGGTGCCGTAGAACGCCTTAGCGAGCAACACGATGTTCTCGGTGTGGTAATTACGGTCTTCGTTCTTGCTGTAGACCTTGAGCAACTGCTGAGCTTGTGACTTCGACATACCCTCATCAAGGTCGCTGTCCGCCCACGCGGTTGTAGTGTCGTGGTCGACTGCGTCAAGATCAGTAATGTCGAGGTCGAACTCGGTTGCGAGCTCTTCGATCTCCGACTCTTTGAGTGGTGACGGCATAGATACGTCAACCCACCATTTTTTCGAAAAGGCGCGTGGCTTGCCTACCTCGGTCTTGCTGACCTTGTCTTTGGCGGACTTGGCGAACTTATTCGCAGAGTCTTCGTCATCAAACACGTAAGCGGCGACCATGCCGTAGCCTTTTCGCCTGCCTTCTAATCCGCTGGCGTACGGAGGAGTAGTACCCTCGCCACCAGACTGTCCGCCCATTTTGCGGGAGAGTTTGTCGAGTGTTGCTTGTGTGCGACGCTCCATACGGAAACGGTCTTTCGTTTTTTCGTCAAGGTCGGGGTCAATGTACTCGGTCGGAGCGTCATAGTCCGCGTCTATGATGGACAGCGCTTGCGCAGTAGCCTCTTCGATGCTGGCAAGATCCGTGCTGTCCACGCTCTCGGCAATCATGTTGGCGGGGAGGGCGTACCACTTCTTAATCCCGTTGTTCATCATACCGCCACCTTGGTTGTCGTAATACGACAGGAACTTACCGTACGGGTACAGCGTAATCGTTTTCACTGTGGAGGACGCGCCCACGCTCTTGTGGATCTCGACCTTACCTTTTTTTAGTGCGGAGGCTTTGTTTGTAATCGTCAGACCGTTACCTTTACCGAACTTCTTAGCGATCCAGTCGTACAGAGCTCCGTTCATAACCGGCTTTTTACCTGCGCGCTTGTACTGCGTATTGATCTCCACTTCGTCACCGAATGATAACGTAGTGAGCTTTGGCGCCGCTTCGTCGAGGTCTAGGTCGGTGTCGCCATAGTCTGCGGTCTCTTTGAGGCTGACAGGTACTGCTTTAATCACGATCAAGAGCTTACGCCCTTTGAGTTTCTTATCAGTATTAGCGTGCTTTAGTACTGAAGCGGATTGTTTCAACACAGTGTCCAGCTTGTCCCTGTCTAGTATTTTACGCACGAACGTAGCGTCCGCCATGTCGCGACCGTACTCTAACGTGTCCGACGCGCCTCCCCCTGATCCTATCACCGAGGCACCATAGCCGTCTGCGTATATTTTGCGAAGCGCCTTCGCAGTATAAGGTAGCTCCGTGCCTACTTTATACGAGGCTTCCTCGAGGTCTAGGTCGGTGTCTTCTACGAGGGTGGCGGATCGGTATTTGCTTTTGTCAAAACTGCCGTCATACGCCTTGAAGTCCGGTAGCGACAGTGCTGATTTTAGCCCCTCGCTATCCACGTAAATCATCGCCTTCTTAGGGAGTCTGCCTGCGTACGCGCGTCCCACGTGCTCTTTACCATCGTCGGTGCGGTACTTAAAGGGAGCGCGCTTGCCTTCGTCAACGCCTTCGTCAACGTGACCGGCTAGGCCGAACAGCGCTTTTTTGCCTTTGAACTCTACCCAGCGCGGGTCGAGCGTTTTAAGATCCTTCATATCGACTCGCTCGCTCTTGAGCGCGACAGACAGGATGATGCCGTGAATGCCTGACCACGCTGTAGTGATCTTGCCGATCTTGTTGACGGCTGACACCATGGGCTTAGGCAGGTTACGGACGGACACTTCAGAGGCTTCTGATAGCTCCAGCGTACTGTCTAGGTCGTTGTCTAGGTCGGTGTCTTCGCGTATTGTCGAGACCTTGACGATTACTGCATCACTTGCGCGCTTGCCGTCGGGGGTGACAAGCACCGTCCCGTTGATTAGTTTACCGCTGGTGGCTTTGCCTTTACTCTTCGTACCGTCAGGTGACGTCCATTTGATGACCGAACCCTTAGGATAGGATTTGGTGTCGAGCGGTGTGAAACCTTCGTCTAGGTCGGTGTCTTCGCGTAAGGGTGTGGGCCGCGTACCGTCTTTCCATACCCCGTCTTTCCATACCCCGCCTTTCCACGTACCCTTTTCCCATATACCGTGATGCCACGTACCCCCGCCCCATACTCCATACTTCCAGACTCCTCCTATCCACGTACCCCCATTCCACTCACCTCCGTGCCACGTACCTGACTTCCATATACCGTGATGCCACGTACCCCCGCCCCAGTGCCCGCCTTCCCAAATACCGTCTTTCCAGTCACCCCACAGCCACGACCCTTTTAACCAGACCAGAGTCTTGCCGTCTTTAGCCCACGCAACCTTCTCGCCTCTCGTAGTCGCGCGCAGTAACCACTTCGGAGCATTCGCGAGCTTATCCTTCGAAACACCTTTGCCGATAATAGGTGTAACGCCTTCGTCTAGGTCGGTGTCGTCTGCGGTCTCGGCAATCGCGATCAGCGTGTTGGGCTTGATCCGTTGCTTACCCGCCGCGCTCATCGGGAGCCACTTAGGCGCAGGGGCTTCGGTGTTGAGCATGTAGTACTTCTGGTTGCGTTCGAGCTTGCCTGTGTACAGTTTGTAACCGGCAGGGGGCGGTGGGGTCTTGCCTTCGTCGACGCCCTCACCTACGGTGTATTTCTTGACGATCTGTGGCATTTCCTTGTCTAGGTCTTTGCCCGCCTTAAGCGCGTCACCGGCTTCACGGAAGACCTTGCTCAGGTTGCGCATGTTGATAGTGTGTCCGTATCCGTGCTTTTTGAACGCTTTGTCGATCAGCTTGTCGTGCTTGCTCGCCTCTTCGAGGTACTGCTCTTCGGTGTAGGGTACGCCAGCATGTGACAAACTGTCACCCGAACTTTGCTTTAACGTGCCAGCCTCTTCGAGCGACTGTAGGTACCGGCCACATCCGGCTTTCGCGCCTGCGATTGTCAGGAAAAGTGTACCTGTCTCTTGTTCGTCCACGGTTACTGTGTAGTGCTCAGACTCTTTCACTTGTTTAATAGAAAAAGCGCGTCCGTGCGCAATAGCCTTGGCGTCCTGCCACTTCAGGGACGCATTGAATACGGATAAAATGTCTTCGTTCAGGTTGCTCACTTCGGCATTAAAGCCCTCGTACGTCTTGTCAGGTACGGTGTCGTCGTTATCGGTGTCATTGCCGGTGTCAGTGTTATCGAGCTCCGCACCCTCAACCAGCTCGAACGCCTTGTGGACGGAGGCTGTGGCTAGGCGTGCGTATGACGCCTCGAGTACGGTGTTGCCTGTAGTGACGCCCTGTTGCTCGAGGTGCTTAGACTCAGCCAACAACTGCAAGAACGTCTCACGATCGGCCTCTGCGACCTCGACTTGCAGGGTATCGGCACGGAAGTCGGCTTGGAAGTCGGTAAAGGTCATCAATTTATCCTGTAATAGTAGGTGTGCTCCGCCTAACAAGTGCGGGCTGTCCGTAGTATAGTACTATGATAACCGTTCAAGCCGTTTAGCGCGTGATTTTACGCGTCTTCAACGGGGATACCCTCGGAGCGCGCTAGATTCCGTACATGGTGCAACAGTTTCCGCCCCGCGTGTGAGCGTGCGCTTTCGTGGTGGAGGATTAGCGAACCGGACACCCAGCTCGCGACCGTATCGCCTCGGAGTTTGCCGTTCTCGCTGTCAACCAACGTCCATATCTGCGAACCGTCCGTATGTGACGTAGGGTTGACCCGCAGGGACGGTCGCCTGTGTGTGAGGAATGACAAGGCGGTGGCCACATCAGGTGACGGGCACGAAGGCGCGGGCTCACCTTTGTACGTCTCTTCGTTGAGCGGTGCGCTGTACGTAACCGTAAGCAATCCGTCTTTGTATGTGGCGGTGCGGACGTCCGGTAAACGTAGTGCCGTACGCAGAACAGCCTTTTCAGCGTCCTCTGCGTCCAGCCTATAATCCACCACAACGGTGTCACGGTGGTAATTCGCGTGCACTTCTTTCATCTTACGCGCTAGGCTCCCGAGCTTTGTACGGAGCTCACGATCGGCCTTGCGAACACGGGTAGGTGCTCTGCTCACACTGGTGGCCTCGCCCTCGCTGAGGTACCTGCAGTCTTCGGCTTCGGTCATAAGCATATCCTGCCCCACCTTATCCCATAGCGTGCTGTCGTTGGGGAAGTCGGTGTATCCTGAGGCCTCGGCCATGCGGTTTGCCAACTGCAGAGGTGTGTACCGCTGTGAACCTACAGGCAGGAGCTCGCGAACGTCCGTGCCCTTACGGCTGATCGAAACCGATCGCCCTTCGTTGGTGTCACGTACGGTGCCGACATGGTGTGGCTGTCCGTCAGTTACGTAGTCAAGCTGGCGAACGGATTCTGCGGGTGTGCGGTCGACGCTGATGCGCCAACAGCCTGATGTGCGTACGGGGGTGAGCATGAGATACCTGTTGTTAAGGGTTATGTCTATTGTACCGTTTATCGCGCAGGCTTTTACTTTTTACGTGCGTCAGGTGCCGGAGCGTGCAGGTTAAGGTCGCACCCACTGCCGGTCAGCGTTACCCACTTACCGCAGGCTCCTGATTTCTTGCATCGTACGCGAGCAATCAGGAACTTGTTACGGGACTCTCGGATCTGAGGTCGCCCGTCGTAGTGAGCACATACCTTGCAGATTTCGAGGTTGGCTTCACATACACGGATAGTCTCAGGGTTGATGGCGAGGGTGAGGGTGGTGTGTCGCGCTCCAAACGCGATGTCCTTGGGGTCGACGTCCGCGTCACGCGGTAGGAAGTCCGTAGGGTAGTGTTCTTGCAGTAACCGCTCATATTCGGGTGTGCGTTTCAGTCTGTGTTTCCGCGCCTTGTTGTGGTGCTCCACCGGTTCGAGGCCTAGCTCTGCCAGCCCTGCGTTGATGTCATTAAAGTCAATCCAATGGTTGATCAGACATTTGCCTGTAGTGTGACTGTGGGTGAAGTGCTTGGCAGGTCGGAGGTAGACAAGCGCCTTCTCACCTGTGATGAACTCCTCAACCGTCTCGGACGCTGGTTTGAAGAATCGCACCACCGACCACAGCCGTTCCATGGGGTCACGGTAGACCGCGAAGAACGGGAGGTCGCTTGTGATGCGATCCGCAGTCATGTGCTTGCGCCGGATCCCGTACTGCCTGCCTATGGAGGTACCACCTGTCTTGGGGATGTGAATAAACTGGTACCTGTTGTCGACCATTCGGATCTTGTCGCGCCTGCGCACCCTCGACAGGTCACGTTTGCGGTTACGGCTTATGTCTTTGACATCTATATCAGCGTCGCGGGGTGTGAAGTCCGTAGGATAGTGTTCTCGCAGTAACCGCTCATCCTCTGCTGTGCGCTCGAGCTTCTCTCCGCGTTGGTTGTTGTGCTGGATTGTGATGCCTGCGTCTAAGGCGTCAAGGCTTCCCTGCAGATCATTAAAGTCTAGCCAGTCGGTGACCAAACACTTGCCTGTAGTGTGACTGTGGGTGAAATACTTAACCGGTAACAACGCGCGTCGCTTGCGTGGGCGGGCGAGGAAGTGCTCTAGTGTCTCGTCCCGCCCCTTGAAGTAATTAAACAGCGACCACAGTCTGTCCATGGGATCACGGTACGTAGCCATAACAGGCAACGTACGTTCAATCGCGTCTGCGGTGAAGTGATAACGGGGGTCACCGTACCGCTTACTGAGCGGGGTGTCACGTAATTCCGCCGCCTTCTCAATCGAGGTACCGCCTGTCTTGGGGACGTGGACGAAGTGGTACGCCCCTATCACCCTGTTATTTATACCGTTCACTTGGGTACGAACGGCGGGGCGTAGTGTACCCTTGAACGCCCGCATAAGTTTCAGCTGTGCTTTGGTGGTTGTGGGCGGGTTACCTGTGTTCACTGCGCTGTACCCGTGCTGGGTATATGCGTGTGCCGGGAAGCCTCCGCCACTGAACGTCAGCGCGTGTTCGCCCTTGCCACTCGGTAGGTACGCGCCCTTCTTTTTCATACCGTTGCAGATCCCGCTCATTTCCACGTCTCCGAACATGTGGATTCTCATAGACATTGCGTCCATAAAGTGCCACAGATCTTTCGCGCAAGACGGTGTCCAGCCCTGCATGCAACCAAACGTCGCCTTCTCGTAGTCAACGTGACCGCCACGGGAAGGGTGCCCGATATATCCTGCTGTCTCTGCTCCTATAGCCTCGACCTTGGCGATTAGTGTGTCATTCAATAGCGCGGTGTCGGGATCGACCTTCCACAAGAAGTCGGCCTGTGTGCGTAGTCCGTTCTCTATGCAGGTTTGTAAGAGCCCGAGGCATGCTTCTTTGCTTGACAGGTTCCCACCCCTGTCAAAGGTGCTGGTCATGTCGTAGCCTTCGCCTCCGTCGTCGTCACCGACAATGTATACGGGCACCTCACCCATAACCTCGAGGATTAAGCGTTTACACTCTTTGGCGACCGTGACGTCACCTTTGTGGCAGAATATGTTAAAGCAGTGTTTCATCATAACGCATCCTCGCAGTCGGTACAGTTAGCATACTCCACGCTGTAATAGTCACTGTCGTGGTTAGGAGCCTGCAAGGGGTGTGTGATCGACAAGACTTCAAAGCAGTCCGTACCGTCCACAAGCCACGCGGTGCCGACCGTAGGCAACGCCCCGTGATAGTATAGCCACTCAGACCGTAGAATGTAGTGGAAGATCGTACCTGTCGCACAGTCCACCGTCTTAATCATCTGATTATTGCAGGTGTTACAGTCTGCGAACTCTCCTTCGAAGTTGTAGGCGTCTGCGCTACCGCCTATGATCGCAGGCTCGGTCACGCTCGTAACTTCGAAGCACGCAACGTCCCCGGATTCGTTGTACAGCCAGACGTCTCCGATACTCGGCGCGCTTGGTTTATAGTTTAGCCACTCATCCATGTGCACGTACTTGTCTATTAAGCCGGTCGCACAGTCCGTGAATTTAATCTTATAGTCCGCACACAAGGCACAACTGTCGAACTGTTCGTCATTACTGTTTGCCGTGATTGTAGGGTTTTGGAACGGGTCGTCCACGGCTATGATCTCGTAGCAGAGACCGTCTGCCCAGCGTTCCCACGCTTCGCCCACCGTAGGGAGTACCGCGTGCGCACCTACCCAATCGTCTGCGGGTATGTAGTGGTGAACCAATCCCGTCTCACAGTCCCTTAGGTGTATGACGTTTCCGAGGCAGAGGTCACAGTCTACGAAAGCAGGAACCGCGAAGAAGTCTGCGTCTTTCGTAGGCTTACGGCCTATGGTAAACACGATAGGCGCCTTGGTGATGGCGGTTAACTTCCAACAGGCTGTCCCTCCGTCTTCTTTGAACACCTGCCCTATGGTCGCCGCTCCGTGCAAGGCTATCCATTCGTTCTCGTAGACCGTTATGAAAGAGAACAAGTCGGTGCAGTCTTGTAACTGGTAAAAGTCCGAACATTCGCAGTCCCAGAAAAACGTAATAGGGCCAACAATCGGTATCTCATCTTGGTAGTCAGGGTCGGACGTGTGTTGACAACCACCACCGTCGTCCCAAGGCCAGTGTGCAATACCGCCGTCTGCGCCGACATAAACAAAACACTCGCCATTTAAATGGACGTAGCGCCACCCGTTCGGATGGTTAAATGGGTCACCGCAAAACTCCGCAGTCCACTGTGCGGGCGTTCCGCGATGCGTGCCCGTGCCTACCCAGTCGGACGGTGTTCCGCTGACTGAGCAGGCTGTGAGGTATATGTCAAAGCCCTCATAAGCTCCACATGCGGGGGTAGGACCGAGCGTACCACAGTACTCGACAGACGCGCAACAATCGTCGCCCACACACAGCTTACCGCTGGCGGTTAGTAGTGTCTTACCCACGTCTTTCAAGTATGTTTTGTCAGCGTCGGCCATGGTCTTAATCCTGTGCGATTGCTTCTTCGGCTTCGTCTTCGGCTTTCAGCTTAGCGACACGCGCTGTCTCGGCTTTCCACGCACGGGCGACAGGGCAGATGCCTCGCAGGTGGTCAAACTCATGCTGAAAGACCACGGCTTCGAAGCCTCGCAAGAACGCGCTCTGGCTCTTGTTATGCTCGTCGGTGTAGGTTACGCGGATCTTATTCAAACGTAGTACCTCGGTGGCGTGCTTGGGATAGCTGAGGCACCCTTCAGGTCCTGCAACCGTCTTCGCGCCTTTGGCGGGGCGTATGCTTGGGTTGATCGCCACCTTGAACGGTGCGTCACCTCCATCGCGCCATACGAACACACGGCACAGACTTCCGATCTGAGGGGCGGCGAGCCCTGCGGCGAGTGTCTCGCTTTTAAGGGCAGAGGCGATAAGCGTGCTAGCCGTTCGCAGGCAGGCCTCGAAGTCGGTGATGTCGCAGACCTCGGTGAGGATCGGATCGTCAAACGTGCGGATAGTCTCGGGCTTGGACGGCTGTAGGCCTGTGATGGGCTTGGCAGGTGCCTCGCTTATGTCGAGACTGCCTGATACGTTGACGTTGATTGTAGTGGTGGTGTCCATGCGGATTCCGGTAAGGGGTGTTCGTTTAGTTGGGTTTAGACGTTGCCGGTGGCGGTGCGTACAGGCGGGGACAACATGCTCTCGCCCATCAGGATACCAGACACTTTATCGGGCTTTGCGTCAGGGCTGACGACGCGGTCTATGGTCAACTTTTCGATCGCCCGTAGTCGTCGCTGTATGTCTGAAAGGCGTTCCGAGGGTGTGTAACCCGGCTTGTCCAGCCACAGGAAGAATCGTCGTTCTTGTAGTACGTAACACACGTGCGGGGATCGTTCTTCTACGTATTGGGTTCTCTGTATGATGCGGTGTTTCATAGGGATCCTGTAAGGGGTGTTCGTTTAGCGGGGGTCTAAAAAAGATGGTGCGTACAAGCGCGCACAACGTGTGAGGGGTTGGTGTTATTTGCCACATACAGGGCAATCGCCACCTGATTGATCGCAACCAGAAAAAGCGCCTTCGCTAACCTCAATACCTTTACATTCTACTTCCTCCGCCGAAAAGAGTCGGTTGCCTTCACTGTCGGTGTCGGTGTCGGTGGCAACCCGATCGCGCAAGCCCTCTTTGGCGCGCGTGGGGATTTCTTCGTCTGTAGTGACCACTTCTAAATCGTCGAGGAGGCGCTGGAGGCGGGGTAAATCCTCATAGGCGCTATGATAGGGGTGGTCTACCCACCAGAACAAGCGTCGTTTTTGGAGCACGTAACATACATACGGAGTACGGCCTCGTGCGGTCTTGGTTCTCTTTACGATGCGGTGTTTCATCAGGGCTCCGGTTGGTGGTATTATCAGTTTACACAGTTCGCGCGTGTGCGTCAAGGCTGTAGGTATACGAGCAAGGCTAAGACGGCATACAGCAGGACGCCGATAAGTAGTGTGCCAGCGAGTATCTGTGTGTAATAGCTTTGCGCGTCGTCGTCTCCGTACTTCGCTTTATGCTCCCGATCCCTAAGCGCAGACACCTCTGCGGTGAGGACGCGTACCTCGCACCTAAGATCAGAAATGATCTGCGCGTCTGCGACAGGATCAGGCTCGGGCTCGGGTAGGTCGCGTGGGAGCGGTGAGTGTCGTACCAAGCGGTTAGTGCGTTCCCGCTCTCGCTTGTGATGCTCTAGCATTTCCGTCTGCATGTCAGTGGGTGGTTTGGTCATCTGCGGGCTCCTGTTCGTTGGTGGTTACTGGGTGGCGAATAGAATGGTGGCGACCGTAACTGCGAGCGATAGTAGTACACTGAGCGCGAGTATTACGACGCCCACGAAGTGCACGCGGACGTGTGCTCGCATGTCTTGTTGAGGCTCTGCGATGGTGTCGTACACATCCGAGAGGCGCTCTAGGTCGCCTGCGTAGTCCTCCACCTGCTTGTGCACGGCAGTGACAGCCGACAGTATCGCGTCTTGGTTGCGCGCCTTCTCCTCGGCCAAGCTCTTGCGCAGGTCAGTGGTGATACCCGTGGCGGAGATTTCCAACAGCTCCAGCTCCTGCACTAGCGAGGCGTTACGTTCCTTCTCCAACAGCAACTCCGCACGTATTGTCAGTATGTCGAAGCCTGCGGTGTCAGGTCGTTGTTCTTTGAGTGCCTTTGCTGTTGCTTTTAACTGCTCTCCGAGCGTCCGGCGCCGTATAGCGTGGCTAGCGTAGATAGCCTCTGCTTTCCGAGCCTCTGCGTCAGGAGCGGGTATTATCGACTCTACTTTCATCGCCTCTGCGGTGAGAGCGGGCATCATAGCCTCTGCTTTCCGAGCCTGTGATTCGAAAGTACGCAGGTCGGTATTCGCTCCGTACGCCTTGGCGAACCTGCGTAGTTTGTCAGTACCTTGCTGTGGGGTACGGAAAAGCTCCTTGGCTGTGTACGCCTTCTTGGCTTCCCCGGGCTCTGTAGTGTGGAGCGCGTCAGCGAATTCGTCGGCCTTGGGTGGTGCCTTGGGTGTGGTCTTGAGCTGTGGGAAGTGGGGGTTAGTGTTACGGTTAGGCACCATCATAGGCGCGTAAGGTGTATAGACCAAGCCTTCAGGGTTATCGGTTGGCTTCGGTACATACTCCGCATCTGTCAGTATCGGTGGCTCGAGCGTAGTAGCCATAGCCTTCTCCTGCAATCGCTGTCGCGCCTTGTACGCACTGTCGCACAGATTTAGCGGGTGTAGGTTATACCTGTCCCCGTCTACGAAACGGATGCGTGCTGGGGGAGGTGCCACGTGCGTCAACACCCACACCACTCGTGTCGCTTTGACGCGCACGCTTCTGAAGTTATAGTAATCACAACCGTTACAGCGCTTTAGCTGTAAGAGGCGGTTCCGTTCGTCGTATACACTGCCCACACTGTAAGTGAAATGCGCCTGTGCGTATGCTAATGCTTCTTTTGTAGTGGTACGAGCCATAAGGGTTCCAGTGTTGGGGTGTCGTGGGCGGGGAGTTAGAGTAAATCGAACGCAAGATAATACGCACCGACCGCTATTAAAACGATAACCGATAGGCAGGTAGCGAGGAAGATAACGCAGAACAGGGGCGCGGCGGTGCCTTCAGGGTCTTCGCCTTCGCGCACCAACCGCGTTGGCAGGGGCGTAGGCTCGGTCTCCGCCTGTAGTGCCTCACGGAGGATTACGAGCTCTGCGTCTTGGTGTATCGCCGTTCCGCCTTGCTTGCGTATGCGCACTTGCTGTTCTCGGATAGACGCGTCTCTGCGTGCTATACGCTGTTCTTGTTCAAGGATCTTAGCCTCGTGGCCTCCGTAGGCACCAGTGAGCTCGGATATAACTGCATCTTGGTGCGCAATACGCTGTTCTTGCTTCGCGAGCTTATCCGTCTGCTGTCCGTACGTGCGTGTTAGCTTGTGGATGATCTCAGCTTGGTGCTCGATCTTGTCGATGTGTTGTTGCGTAGTGCTCGGCTTATCGCCTCCGAGTCTGCCGTCAGCGATAAACTCGGCCACGACCTTGCGGGTGGCTTCCGTGATGTCGGCTAGGCTGAGGGTTGCAGGTACAGACGGTTCAGTCGGACGGACAGAAGGCTCGGTCGGCCTTACGGTGGGTTCGGTCGGCCTGATTACCGGTTCGGTCGGTCGTATGTTCGGGAGCATGGTACGGTGTTGCGCGCGCTTGCGTGCTTTAGCCATCTGTCGCAGACGTCCGTCACGCGACCTGCGTAGGTTTGCCGGGTCGAAGTTGTTCTTGTTCCCGTCAACAAACTGGATATGTCCGTCCGGCACCTCACCATGGGTAACCGTCCATATAGCGTTCGCGGCGGATATGTATACGGTGTCAACGTAGTAGCACATGCGGGTACTGTCTCGGTACTTGCGGGCAACCAATCGCACAGGCTGTCCCTTGCCGTCATACAGCTCGCCATGTTGCAGGCTATAGTTCTTCCGCATATCCTGCAGAATCTGGCGTACGTTGCGTTTCTTTTTCTTGGTGGCCATGGTCTGTCCTTATGTAGGGGTTATCGCAGTATACACACTTCGGTAACTGTTGTCAAGCGTCTTCGGGCATACGCAGTACGATGAGATCCGTGTCCACGTCGGTGTTGTTGTACGCTTTAGAGAATGAGCGGGCGGGTAGGTGCAGGTGCTCCTGCGTTAACGGCTTCGCCCACTCCACGAACCGCTGTGTTAACTTATCTTGGTGCCCATCCCATCCACGGGGCATAACCGCCACGATGAGCCCGCCTGCGCGTACGAAGTGGGCGCTGTGCCGGACGTGGCGTAGTGCCTGCCAGCCTAGCCCTTTGATACGTTCAAACGGTGGGTTCATCAGCACTGCGTCAAACTCGTGTGAGAAGTGGCGCGGGTGACAGGATAGGAAGTCGCCACGGTAGCGCGCTTCGGACGGTACTCCGATCACGTCATGTAGGTGCTCGTACAGGTCACGGTTGTACTCGACCACTGCGCAATCGTGCCCGCGTTTCCAGACGGCTCGTGCGAGGAAGCCCAAGCCTGCGGACGGTTCTAAGATACGCGCCTCGCCTGCGTCACCCCGTGCGTATTGTTCGTACAGGTCAATCATCTGCCTGATCACCGGCTCGGGTGTCGGGAAGTGTCCGTGTGCCGTCAGCCCTTTGTAGTGGTTGCTTAGCCTGTCCTGCTCTTTCGCGTTTAGGTACGGTGCCAGTTTATTAGCAGGTACAGCCTGTACGGTGTGCTCGATGTACGCGGGTGCGGACGGTAGGCCGTCAAAGACAAGCGTGTCCGTCCAGCGCACCAGCTCCGTACCGGTTAGGCCGTCAGTGTTCTTCGGGCGGTGTTGGGCGAGCGCGGTGGGGTAACGTAGTGCCAGCAGGCGGTTAAGTCCTGCGAGCGCTTCAGGGTTCTTGAACGTGATGTGGGCGGTGCCCTTTTTGTACGTCTGGATGTGGAATAGGTCGCAGTCGTATTCGCATTGGAACGTGTCGTAAAAGGCCACGGTCTTGCGTACGGTGTCACAGGCTTTTGAGAGTAGGGAGCCTAGCGTCCGTTCGTGGGATGGGAACGGTAGCTCGAGAACCTGCAGGCAACAGCGTTCGAGGTCGTCTAGCAGGCACTTGGCGCGGAACCCGAGCCCGCTTGCGGATGTCATCTGGCTAAAGATAATACGCTTGGACAGGGCGCGCGGGTCGTTGGTCTTGTGCGACCAGCTTAGGTGTTTGAACACTTCTTCGACCGCGTCGATAATCATATCGAACCTGCGGGCGTACAGCTCCGTGAATGTATTGTGTACGTTGTCGTGGGTGAACGGGGGTAGGTCGTCATGTAGTAGCGTCTTCGACCAGCTGTCGCGTTGCTTGTGGCTCATCAGCGACCACAGTCCTGAACGCTCCAGCACATAGCCCCACGCACAGGCGGTAATGTCTTCGGAGGTGGTATTCTGGTTGTGCCCGCTCGCAGACCTGCCGAGGGTGACCCCGTTATACAGGTTGTTCGCGGTTTCCCGTGCTGTCTTGTCGTATTCGTCGCGTAGTGTGATGAGCTTGCACGTCTCGTTATGGTGGGCGATGACGCGATCTAGGTTGCAGGAGGTGGCTATATCGTTCATGCTGTATCTGTGCTTGAAAACGGGTTATCAGATTGGTTGTGCGATGTGACAGAGCGGTCGTTAGGTAACGGTACAAGTAGGTCGAGACCGTACTGCGGGTCGTATGTACGCCTGATCAATTCGATACGCGCGCCTGCTGGGATAAGGCGCTTGGTGCGGTTGTACAGCGTCTTGGCATACTCTGCGTGGTGCGGGGCGTACGCGTGCCCCTTGCTGTCGAAGCGGTACCCGTCCTTGCTGTATCCGATAAGGATGGTGCTGTCGGCTAGGATGAGGCGAACGAAATAGACGGTGACGGACATGGGCATGGTGTTCTCCGTTGGAGGGGATAGCTTACCCCTGCATTTTACACACTTCGGTAACTGCTGTCAACCGCTGTATATACTTTTTCGTATATTTTTCTGTAAGCCGTAAGTTCGGGTGACAGTTTGTCACATTGGCGGTTGCGTAGTGGTTACACCCAGCTCCGCTTCGCAATGTCCTACGGCCTTCGCCACATAGATTTCGGCCTGTTGTAGGTCGACACGGGTAAAGAAGTCGTCGCGCGCTTGCCAACCTTTAGGGCTGTCGTCGTACGAGATTGCCATTGAGATACCGCACACCCCTTGTAGGCATACGAAGAATCGTACCTCGGGGCAGTACTTTTCATTCTGCAGTTGGAGGACGCAGATCTGTCCGTATTGCTCGCTCTTGAATAGTTTTGCAAACTCAGTCATGGGGTCGCCTTTGGGCTGGTGGATAGGTAATGGTTCTTGATCGCTTTTTCTATGTCTTCGGCACTGCCCGCCGGCCACGGGGTCTCCTCCCATAGGATGCGGTCGCGCTCCTCGGGTGTGGCGTTGGGGAAGTAGGTTGTTAGAGCTGTTACGCATTTACTGCACATGGTCGTTCCTTACGTAGTGGACGGGCGTCGGGCGGTGGTGTGTGATACAACACCTGCTAGGATATATTCGGCTTGGCAGGCGGGGCACCGGCTGACCACTGCCCGCTCTTCGAGCGTGAGCGCGTGTAGGAAGTCGGTAATGTCGGTACTGCAGACACGGCAGGTGAGGCCTACGATGTCGGTGATGCTTAGGGTGTGGTCGGGCACTGCTGATCCTTTTGGTCGGGTTCGGGTTCGGGTGTGTTTTGCTTGAGCCAGTTAAGCCAGCCAAGAGCTAAGGTGTCCCACTTACAGCAACCACCGTTACCGTACGTTTTTCCGTCAAAGCAGATAAACGCGTAATCGTTGGTCGAGTTTCCGTCTACCCACGAGTTACCGCGTTGCTCGAATGTAGTGTGCTTGCGCACGTCGATCATTACGGTGGTTAAGAAGTCTCGGCAGAATCGGTGATCACTCATCGGGGGTTCTTGTGACGGTGGTGTCTGTAGTGCGGAGGTCGTGCTCTGCGTTCTTTGCGACCGCCCATAGTACGCGGTATAAGGCTTCGAGGTAGGTGGGTGCTGTCCCGTGTAGGACGTACCCGTCAGGGTGCTTGCCACGTTCGTATGTCCACGCCTCTCCCGCGCCTTCGTCTTTGAGGAGCACGACAACAAGGTTACGTCTGCTCACTTCCTCGGCAAGCACAGCCTGTATGTGGGCGCGTGCCTCGTGTTCGGGGCAGAAGCATAAGCCTGCGGGACAACTGCTGTCCTCGTGCGTCTTATGCCAGCCAAACCCCATCGTAGTGACTAAGACATACGGTTTCGTCGCTCCTGTGTCGCTATCATCGCACGGTCTCGTGGGTACGAGGTCAGGCCGGTATTTGTGCAAGAATTCTAGGATTACGCTGAGTTTTGATTCATGTAGTGGTTGCATCTGCGACTCCTTCGGGTGTGAATACGGACGTGAGCTCAAACTCACAGCAACATACCATAGGGTTGTTGTCCCAGCCTAGACCAGCGTCGGTGAATTGCGCATCCCACTCATTCGCGAATATGCTATGTAGTTCACTGTATCCGTCTCTAAACTGTGTGTCGCCGGGGCTAACCGGTAGGCCGAAGCCGTGGGCGCGGACGTCTTCTCTGTCGATAGCGTTCAGCTTCTGGCGCCACGAGCGTACGACTCTTAAATACGCATAGGCTTCGCCTTCGGTTGTATGAAACTTTATACAGTCTCCTGCCTTGCCAAACGGATTGCTGATGGCGGTGCACGCTTCGGGCATTCTGAGTTGCGTCTGCTTTCCGGTTAAGACGCGACGTACTAGCTCTGCGAAGCGTTCGCTCTTCATATGTGGGATCGGGGTAATAAGCATAGGGTTCTCTTTGTCGTGGGGTTTACAGTTGGCGTACGCGCATGAACACGTACTTGCGGAATACCGGAGGGTCGCCTTCGCAGGCGGTGGCGAGGACGTACGGGCAGTCCGTCCACCATTGAACCTTACGTAGTAGCGGGTTCAGTATTCGTTTCAACGGCGGGCGGTGAATCCACTCGCCTGTCGGGAGGCGTACGAAGTGTTTGTGCCTGTTCATGTAGTGGTTGCGTCGTGCTCTGCGTTCTTTGCGACCGCGTGCATGTTACATTCTCCGTGATTGTTCCAGATGAAGTTACGTACGTCCTGCCTGTAAAGTCGTAACGCATCGCGCCACGTGTGGACAGTGACGGCGTTGACCGACTGCAGGTACGTACCGTCCTCGGATAGTTCTAACGTATCGCCTGTTTGGTGTTGAACCACCAGCCAGCCGTAAGGGCGGGGCATTGCCATGCTATTTCTTCTTCCTTGTTTTAGCGTGTGTTGCGCGCAACCGCGCAGAGTCTTGCTCCTGTAGGGACAGCCGTTCTATACGTACAACCGCTTCTGTGATTCCGCAAGGTTTGTCACCTCCTACGATGTCGTGGAAGTCGATGTACATAAAACCGTCGGCACTGTGCCCGCACAAGCAGTCTGTTTCGATCTCCGCGCACGTGTGATGAACCTTACCGTTATCCTTTGCCCGCAGGGACTGCGCAACCCTTTCCAGACGTTCGGCCACGAGCTGACGGAGCTTCTGCGCTTCCCCTAGCCGACTCAGTTCGTCTAGGTATGCTTCGTACTCCAAGCAGGAGGCGCGGTCGTTGAACGTCTTTTTGTCGTGTGCGATATAGGTGGTCTTTGTTCTCATGCTATTTCTTCTTCTTCTTCTTTGTAGTGCTGTGGGCGGGGCTAGTCCGTGAAAATGTGCCAGACAAGACTGCCGATCGGCACCGTGCCTGCGTAGGTCTTGTTTTTAATAAGGTTGGACTTGTGACCAGTCCCTAGGACATAAACCTTCTTATCGATACAAGGATCGTCCGTGGCCACCCTTACCCACATACACAGCTCTTCGTTCTGTGCCTGTACGCTTAGGATTCGGTGACGTAACGGCAAGCGAATGACCTGCTCATCCGTAATTGTTAATGTGTATTTATATATCGACCAGATGTGCATAGTTAATCCTGTTTAAGAGGTTTGTCGTTGAACGAAGGGAACGTGATTGGCTATGTAGTAGCTCATACGTCGTTACTCATCCAATCTACCGCCTGTTGGTCGCACTCTGCGTTACCGTGACAGCAGGTGCGGGAGCTGTTCGTGACATCCTGCAGGACTTCGAGTACGCAGGCCGAACAGCCTCGCGCTCCGCAGAATGAGCAGGATCGTATTTCCTCATCCTCAAGCAGGGAGTCGCAGACCGCGCAGTGGGTTTCGTGGGTTTGTGTGTCTATCATGGTGTTCTCGGTACAAGGGCTTAGGCAGGGGCTTAGGCAGGGTCGAACGCGCTTTCGCCGGTGTGCAGTATCTCTTCACCGTTGCAGGTGTCAATGTAACTGTCGTCACCGTCAGTGACGGTACGTACGCAGTGCAGGTGCCCCGCATCCCCTGCGACGGCCTTGGCACCTGTGAGGTATGCCCGCAAGCGTTCGAACGTAGTGCAGGTGTGCGAGGGGCGGTCGTGATTGTGATTGTGGTTGTAGATGCTGTAGGTTGTGGTCATGGTGCGATCAGTTAGTGGCGGTCAAAGGCGGGTTCACCGACGCGCATAGCCTCGGCTCCGTTGCAGGTGTCTGAGTCCTGAGTGTCGCCGTCAGTGACGGTACGTACACACTGCAGGTGACTGGCGGTGCCTGCGAAGTTGATAACCTTGGTGAGGAAAGCCTGCAGGTGTTCGAAGGATTCGCAGTCGTGCGGTGGGAGGTCACGGTCGGGGTCGTAGGCACAATAATCAACGGTCATGGTGTTCTCGGTGTGAGGGTGAGCCTGTATTCTACACACTTCGATAACAGTTGTCAACCGCCTTGTGGACTTTTTCGTCTATTTTTCTGTAAGCCGTAAGTTCGGGTGACAGTTTGTCACGTGGTCAGCCTTTCGTGTTAAAGGTGTGCGCGGGTGGTCACGAGGTCTCCGAGCCGACACTGTTACGAAGGCGCAGACGTAGTGTGTGGGCGTACGCCTGCATACAGTCCCGTTGGATGTACATGAGCGGGTCAGCCGGATCTTCTGCGGTGTGCGCCTGTAGGTAGGCGGTCAGCTTATTGAGCCTACCGTTTAGCTCCTTCAGTTCTTGTTCCATTCGAATGACATGCGGTGGGCGGGTGTCCTCCGGTTCGTGCGGTAGCTTGAACACGCGAGGCGTCACCGACCCTATTCCGGCTTTGCGTAGTCGGGCAGTGAATACATCCCACGCGGTGTGCTCGCCCTTCCGTTCGGCAATAGCGTGCGCAGACGTCAGCAGGTCTTTGTATTGTGCGATAAGGCTCTCGGCTTCGTTGATAGGTGCGTTGTCGGTCATGGTCTTCTTTCAGGTTAGGAGGATTCTTTGTACTTCCAGTACCTGTGGTAGGTGCTGGTGAGGATCTGGTTACGGGCGTTCTCATTCTTGTGCAGGTGCAGGCGGGTACCGCGCCTTACGTACTGCGGTCGGCTTCGTGCGTCACGCAGGGTAACCACCCCGTACTGCCGGGGGATGGCCTGCTGTACCTGCAGGTACAGTGTGTGCGGGAGTACGTAGTGATAGTAATTCGGAGCGCAGGTGAGGCCGTTGATCAGGGCGTCGTGCTTGCGGGTCTTGCCCCCGCCCCCTTTCAGGTACCGGCACTTCTTCTGGTCGGCATGAAAGTCCTGTACCGTCAGCTTGATCTCGTACTCATACAGGTAACCCGCGGGTGTGAGACGTAGTAGGTCACATTCCCACCAGTTGTGCAGGTGGATGTTCGGAGCCAGCACGTCCTTGCGGTGTGCCCAGTAAAGCCGTTTTTGTATCTGGTGTTCGGTCATAGTGGTGGGGTGGATGATCGCCATGGGGTTACGTGTATTAAAAAGGTGGCTTGTGTCAGCCACCTAAACCAGTTCTCACTGGGATGCGTTGGGAACGCGGGTGTTACTCAGGGACTGCGAGATCTGCGTCGACCTCTGTGCCCGCACCTGCGGTGTCTTGGTCACCGGTTGTGCCGGTGCCTCCCGTGGTGTCTTGGTTACCACCGGTGGTTACGTCTGCGGAAATGGTACCGCCTGCGCTGTCGATGTTAACCGTCTGGCTATCGCCGGTAGTGGCGGTGTCACTGTCAGCCGTCTGCTCTGATGTGGTACAGCCGATGACGGCTAGGGCGAGGGTTGCGAAGAGGAAAGTAGAAGCGAATTTGAACATAAGGGTTCTCGTATTACGAGGAGTGAAGTAGATAAACGGGGTCGGTGCGGGTTAGCGCAGTATGTCAGGGTGCTATGTCAAGCTCAAGAGCGGCGTCGGTTGTGGCGCCTGTCGTGTCTTGGTTGCCGGTAGTGCCCTGCCCGCCTTGCGCGGTCTGTCCACCTGCTGTTTCACCACTGACCCAAATGTCCTGCTGGATGGTAACCGGTGAGTTGATAAATACTTGGCGAGGAAGGTTACGTGCGTCAATATTACTGCGCACACCGTTGTCTATGGTATATAGTTCACCGGTTTCTTGGTCGAGTTTGACGTCCTCGGCCACATCGGATTCAACGCCAGCGGCGTCTCTGCTGTCGAATCCGCAGATCGTGACATTGAAGTCCTGCGCATCACGCGCCGCTTCCGACGCACTGTCTGCTGACTGCTGTGCTGTTGTGCAACCCACGAGCGTGATCGGTACTGTAAGCACGAACGCAAAGAGGATGGCGGAAAGGAGGGTAAGCGGTTTCATGGGAGGCTCCGTAGTGAGGGATGGTCGCAGAGGCGGGTGCCTGCTGTCGTCTCTATTGTAACGTGTTTAGTGTTTAGTCTTTGCTTTTCTGGAAGCCTGCCGTGTGTTGATCGGGTTGATCAGAGTACGGGAGCTGGTTCTGGTGTGCGTACGCCTTGGCGACTGCGATATGTGAGTACCGCTGGATCCGCGCTTGCGGGGTGTCGTGGTCGTGGAAGCGGGCATATCCTTGGCAGTGTGCGTCATAGCAGACTTTCGCGCTGTAGTCACCTCCGCCGTCAGGCTGTCCGTCACGGAACGCGCGGTAGATTTCTTTGCCTTTGTTGGCAGGGTCGTACGTGCTCTTGCTGATGAAGATTTCGACCTGCCCGTCTTTGAAGATGGGCATGGCGTCCGGCACAGCCACATGCGGAGGGGCGGACGCTTCGGTGTCAGGGTCGGGCAATATCGGTGTTTCGCCACCTACGGGTGATGACGTGACGTCTTCTGCTGTGTCGGTAGCTTCGGTGACCTCGGGTGTCACAGCCTTAGGTGTGTCCGGTACTTGATCTGCGGGGGTGGTCGGTTCTTTGTCTTTGCGTCCAAACATGGATGCTCCTTGGGTGCGTGGAATGGTCGGTTAAACTGATGTCAAGAGAGTCTTAGTGTACACACTTCGTGTACGTGTGTCAAGTTAAATCTGTATGCAGTGTCGGGCTGGCTTCACCCACTGATCCGTGGTTCACCTCGGTCTCTGCTGGGGTCTGTAGTACCTGCAGGCACGCTCGGGTCTTCAGTTGCGCGGGTGCTTCTATTACCGCACACACGCTCTTATCGTCCAGCGGGAAGCCGGTGCCTAAGAGTTCGGCCAATGCCGTCACGTAACGTAGTGGATCACAGACCGCGACCAGTCTATCCGCGGATTCCATACAGTGCGCAGGGTCGAACGTCGTAAACTGAGGGTGGTGCAGTACGATACCGCCTAGTGCGTTGTCGGGATCGTACAGCTCAACCGCGTGCTGTCGTTGGGCGGACGCGTCGAGCGTCGTGTCGTTCACGGTGATAACCCGCGTCTTCCAGTTGAGCTCGGTGGCAATCAGTATCGCCAGTTGGTCTGTGGGTACAGGTGCCACGTGCTCGGTGCGTTGGGCATGGTAGGCGGTGACGCCCACGCCGAACAGTGCCATGAGTGCTTCGTTGGCTAGTCCCCCGTTCACGGTTGCGCCCCGTAGTGCCTCGGCTTCGATCGTGTTCTTCTTCTTCTTCTCCCACGCCGCTTTGAATGCGACGGTGACAGTGTCTTCATCGTCATCGGTGCCGGAAGCTCTCAGTAGCGTCTCTACGTCGCTCGTGTGCTTAGGCCACATTGTTTTAAAGGCGATCGCGTCTTCTTCGTCTGTTGTCGGTACGTAGACCGTGTCTTCACCGTCGGTGTCCGAGGAGCCGTTACAGACGTTGCACACAGAGTTAGCCCCGTTCTTGAGCGCAGTGTCTACTGATCCCTCGCAACCGCTGGTGTCTTGTGCAACAGGTACCTGCTCGGGTGCTTGTTCTTCTGTAGTAGCCTGTTCTCCGACAACGGCTAGGCGCGCCTGCCGGTCACAGCGATCGCTTATCGCGGTTACCATCCTGCGCATAGCACCCACGTCGTACGGTTTGTACTCAGGGAACCGCCCTTCTAAGGCAGGGTATCCGTAGGCTTCAGAGCACAGCGCGCGCGCTTCTGCGTATGACAGTCCTAGGATTTCCAGTATCTTAAACTGGTCTCCGGTTGTCTCCAAATGGCAAGAGCGCGCTTCGTAGAACAGAACAAAGCCTGCGTGCTCGAATCGGATCCTGTCGCCTATGAAGAAGTTAGGCGCGTCTACGGCTCCGAACGGGTTGCACCTCTTGTGTAGTGCCTTGATCAGTCTGCGGACGGCTTTGATGTCGCCACGGGTAGCCGGCGGTATATCGTCTGATTGTGCGAGTGCTGGTGTGTACCTGTAGGCGGTCATGCAGAAGTCTCGTACGTCTCCGATGTCCAGCGCCTTGAATATGTCCCGCTCTTGCGTTGCGTCTGTAACCTCGGGGTTCGCCGCGACAAGACCCCAGTCGCCTATGTAGTAGTTATAGGCCTTCTGGTGGTGGTGGAATGTGACGTACTCTTCGTATTGGTATTTGTGCTTCTTGGGCATGATGTTCCTTAGGTGGTTTCGAGGTGGTGGGCGAGACGTAGTATGGCGAGAGCGGTGGGGCGGTCTTTGCGTGCGTTCCAACGGTAGACGGTTGTGATCGGTACCTCACAGACGGTGGCTATCTTGTCCCATGTATAGCCGTGCTCACGTGCGGTCACCAACACGGGGTAGCGCATGTACCCTGTCTGTGTGCCCTTGCGGGCGACCCTGCGTTGGTCTTTGTGCTGAGCATGGTCGGCCATGTGGCTCTGTAGCTTGAGCTCGCGCTCGAGGTCGTACGTCCGGTGTGACTGCTGTACCAGTTCGTCGAGCATGCGCGAGGCCTCAACGTCTGCCGTGCCGAGCTTGGTATGCAGGTAACTGCGATAGGCTTCGATATGCTGTGCGGTTAACTTCACGTGGTCAGACCCTCGATCGGGTTGTCTTCGGTTAAGAGAGCGTCGGCTGAGCAACGTAGTGCCAGTGACAGCCGTACGAGGTTGACGATCGACGGTAGGTGTCGTCCGCATTCCAGTTGGCTGATAGCCGTTACATGGAGTTGCGCACGGTCGGCCAGCTGTTGCTGGGTGTAATTGCGGTGCTCACGGAGCGCCTTCAGATTACGAGGGAGTCGTGTTTTCATGGTATTTGGATACCCTTGGAGGGTGTGTCGGAGGTGGAGAGACTGCTTGCGCGAAGCGAATCGACCAACATGGGTAGGGTTAGGCGACCGCCTTCGATCACCATGATCTGTGCGAGTTGGCTCCGTAGTGCCTCACGTACATGGTTGTCGACAAACTTACAGGTCGGAAGCATGCCGTGCCTTGCGGTTACGGTGGCAATCCGTTGTCCGTCAGCATGCAGGTACCCGCAGTAGCCGTCAGAGTTGGTGGTGATGTCTTCGAGTGTGTATAGCATAGTAGGTCAGTTCGTAAGGTGCTCGAGCTCGGCTTCTAGCGCTTCGATCTCCGCACGCGATCGGGTGATAGCCCCGTGGTGCTTGTCCAGCTCGGCATGGATCTCGGCCTTGCGGTCGGTAGCGCGTAGGTCAACGCCTGTGATGGTTAGAAACTTGACGGGGCAGAAGTTCGGTAGTGCCCGCCACTTCGCCCGCTCCTTTTCTGTCATCTTAGCCCACGCGAGCGGGAATGATTTGATTAACGACATACCATGTGACCGTAGGTAACCACCTGTGGTGGTGTGTGACGGGTGTGCCTCCCTCTCCTTGCTTGTCATATTAGCGGTCGTAACCCATTCACAGACTTCGGGCAGGTCGATGTCAGGTATCCGATTGTGTGCCTCCCCCCACGACATATAGGTGGGTTGACCGAAGAACGTAGGGGCGGGTGTGCCGACGTTGAAGAACCCGTTGTTACGGTCTCCCCTGTTGTAGTCACCGGCGTTATTGTACCCGCAGTTATAGTCCCCGCTGTTGCGGTCTCCCGTGTTGAGGTGCCCGCTATTGCAGTTCCCAGTGTTGCTGTCGCCTGTGTTACGCGCTCCGCGGTTGCTATCACCGCTGTTGATCTTACCCGTATTGGAGTGTCCGCTATTACGGTAGCCGTGATTACTCTGTCCGCTGTTGCGGTCTCCCTCGTTATGGTTTCCGCTGTTGCGGTTCCCGTGGTTGGCGTGGCCTGTGTTGGTGTCGGGCTTATCGGTCATGGTGTTCTCCTTAAGAACAGGGGAGTCTGTATTCTACACAGTTGGTGCACATATTACAAGCTGTTTATATACTTTTTCGTATATTTAAATCTGTACGGTTATGGTTCGGGTGACAGACTGTCACATTGTGAGCGCGTGCTTTGTAGTGGGCTTCGAGGCAGTTGTGGCAGACGTCAATGATGTTGCGGTCGACTGCCAGCGCCTGTACGAGTGAGGTGACGGGGGAAGGGTGTGAGCAGTAGTTACAGACAGAGCGGGACTTCATAAACGCCTTGGACGGTACGTACGAGTAATAGCGGACGGGGTAGAGGTGTCGCAGGTGCGAAGTGGGTGCCTGCGCAGAATGTCGCCAAGTCCCTGCTGTTATCTTCTTCGGGTCGGTACTGAATCACATCCAGCAGGTTACTGCCGTACTCACGTAGTAGCGTCTGTGAATGCGCTATCGCCAGCGGAGGTAAGACCGGTAGGTCGAGCGCGGTCTGTAAGTGCCGTACCCGTGCAGGCTGTTCGTGCTGTTCGTCTAGCACAAGCCGGTGACCGTACCAACAGGTTACGTCCGCGTAGGTCAGGGTCGGGCGGAGTACCACACAGAACGCGTGACGCTCCCAGCATGTGCAGGCTATATCCTTGCCTTCGCGGTCAACACCTGTGAGCTCGTACGATACCACCTGTTGTTCGTGGCGCGCAATCTCTTCAACGTGTAAAGGCACGTTGTGTAGGTCATGCGCGTAAGCGCGGGTCTCAACCCCTGCGTAGTGCACGACACTGTCGCGGTGCAGGGTTACGACATCACCTACGATCGGGGGAACCGCCTGCGAATGTAGTCGGTAATCGGGCAGGCACAGGTAGGCGTCTGACAGCTGTGCTAGTGAATAATCGCTGTTTTCAGGCCGTAACAGGTGTTTCTGTACCCGTTCATGTGTATCGGTAAGAATCCGCAGTGTCGGGCTCATGCTGTTTACTTCTGTGTCCATGGTCTATCCGTTTCAAAAAGAGGGTTTATCTGTGTAGTACGTGTGTTTTCGTGTACGGTGGTACCTGTCCGGGTCTGCCGTCGCGTATGGTAGCATTTACCGTCCGTCCTGTGTGGTGTCGTCTGCTATTCTGTCTACTGCTAGTTCAAAATAGCGTTGATTGTTCTCGATACCTATAAACTTACGGTTTAGGTTTTGGCACGCCACCCCTGTCGTACCGCTCCCCATGCAGAAGTCTAAGACTGTGTCGCATTCGTAAGTGTACGTTCGTATCAGATACTCCAAAAGAGCCACGGGTTTCTGTGCGGGGTGGATAGTCCCGTCTAATTTATTACGTTGTTTGTCGCTTGCGAACGTCTGTACACTGCGGGGGTAACGGTTGGTCTCGCCTCCTCCGCTCATGTCTCGCCTGACCTTTCCGTATACCTCGGATCGGTTCACCACCTCCTTCTTCTTTGTGTAGTGGTTCATAGGCTTATGTCCTTGCGTTTTCTGTGGGTTGTACAGGCACGGCCTGCTGTAAAACACACAGACGTCTTCGTGTGCCACCATCGGGCGCTTCTTGGCGTTGAAGTGGCCTGTCGCCTGTGTCTTCTCCCATACCCAGCAGTACCTGAACATAGGCAGGTTACTGTGTATCAAAGACGTAGTAAACGGCTGAGCGGAGGTTATTACAATAGCTCCGTTTGGTTTTATTAGGCGCTTGACCTGTTCCCACATGGGTGCGAACGGTATGACGGTATCCCATTTACATCGGGTGGTTCCGTAAGGCGGGTCTGTCAGTATCATGTCAACTGAGCTCGGAGGGAGTTCCGACATCTGTTCGATGCAGTCCCCGAGTAGTAGCGTGTTCTTACTTATCTGTGTCGTCATATTGCGATTCCTCTGCTATTCCGTCTGGTATACTGTATGTTCCTCTAACCCGTGTAGGTGCTTTATGTCTGATAATACCCTCCCTGTTCGTACTCGTAAAAACCGTGCTGTACTTCCCGTCCTGTGTCTGTTGATTGGTGCCGGTGGTGGTACCGGTGTTAACATACTTCGTTCTTCCGATGGATCTAACATAACTGTAGTGGTGGCCGACCCGTTGGTTACCGAAGTTATCAAAGCTGTTGACGGTGACACCGGTCGTGTCCTGTATGATCCGCCTCTGCAGTCTACTGATTTGCGTTTGGTTGGGATTGATACTCCTGAGCGTGGGCAAGATGGTTATGAACAGGCTAAGGTTGCGCTGTCGGAGTTGATGTCTGATTCGGTTCGTATTGAGTTTGCGGGCGGTGATGATAAAGATGTGTACGGTCGGTTGCTTGTGTGGGTGTGGACTGCTGATGGTCTGTTGGTGCAGGAGGAGTTAATTCGTCAGGGTCATACTGATGCGGTTGACCGGTGGGGAAAGCCTACTCCTTATTGGGAGCGGTTGGTTACTGCGCAGGCTGAGCGTGACTCTGTAGTGGCTGATGTTGCGGGCGAGGTCGATCCTACGCCTGAGCCTGTTACAGACGTGACTGAACCTCTGCCCAGTATTTAAGTGTGGCGTTATGCTTATGTCCTTGTGGGCCTCCGTTATTGATACGTGCCCGTGCTTGGTCGCTGTCGCCTTGTCGGGCTGGTACCGCGTACCGGCTCCAGTAGCAGACCACGAGCCGTTCGCTCCATACTCTGCTGGTTACCGCCTGTTCGTACGTAGGCCAGTCTACCGTACGTCCTAGACTGCTGTCGACTGCGTCCGCGTAATAGGCGGGGCATATTTGATACCATCCGCAATCTCTTCCGTTGTTGGTTACCGCCTGTGCGGGGTCGGCTTCTCCGCCTGTCTCTTGTATCTGGATAGATGCGAGTAACAGTGCGTGGACTGCCCGAGCGCTGTCGACTGCTGACGTGGGTGCTGGTTGTACCGTAGGTGCTGGTGCAGGTCTGTGGCGTACTGCTGTGAGGGTGATGACGGTTACGACTTCTTCTAGGTTGGTTACCCGCTCTTCTATTTCGGTTACGCGCGCTCTCTGCTTACGTAGTGGCTGTCGGATAATAAACTGCACGAGCAAGGCTGTGAAGATTGTAAACAGTATTAGATTGAATTGTCGAGGTGTCATGGTGTTCTCGGTTAGAGGGTTATTTCGCGCGCTTCATCAGCTCTATGAGCGCACGCGAGGGTTTTGGGGTCTTACGCAGGGACGCGCGGAGCTTCTCCATCGTCTTCTTGTCGACTCTAATGATCTTATCGGTCATCGGGTACCGTTTCCTTTACTGTCGTTTGCTGATTTTGCGTAAGTGTTCGATAGCGTGGGTTAGGCCTGCTAGCGCTTCTTGGTACTGTGCTTCCGCCTTGTCGTACTCCGTCGCGTATGTTACGGGTGTCGGTCGTTGTGTCGGGCATGATGTTCTCGGTATGAGGGTGAAAGCTGTTTACCCTCGCAGTTTACACACTTCGATAACAGTTGTCAAGCGCTTTATATACTTTTTCGTATATTTATAGTTGTACGGTTGTGGTTCGGGTGACAAACTGTCACATTGTGCTAGACGGAGCTTTCCCATGCCTGTGCGTGGTCTTCTTGCTTTGCCCAGTACTGTGCGTCAGACGCGAGGCATAACCAGTTGTCGGGTGACAGCTGGAAGATGTAGGCGAGCGATCGACACCTGCGCTCGAACGCAGTAGGTGACTCGGTGCGTACCACCTGCACCAAACGTAGTGCCTGTCGTTGTTGCGCCTGCAACGCTTTAGATGTGTTGTGTGCCTTCGGTCGTGTAAGTACGGTATAAAGGATGGTTCGATTCATACTCGTATTATGACAGGTCTGCGGGTAGCGTGTCCACAAAGAGGGGAGTGTGCTCACCCATGTACGCGCCCGCTATGTTGTACTCGTAATACTCGAGCGCGTCCTGCACGCTTAGCCCGATCTGTAGTACCTGCAGTACTTTGGTGCGGTCGTAGACGCCCACCCATACGCCAGAGCCTGTGTCGGCTATGCCTAGGATAGCTCCGTCGTACTCGGGAGGTAGGAAGAGCGTCTGTTCGTCGCACCCTTCGTCTATTAAATACTGTTTACGAGGTTCGGCCATGGCTTCCTAACGTAGTGGTGTGTAAGGCACCGCATAGCATGTTTCATCTGTGCGGTACTCCAACGAAGCTGAATAAACCTCGCTGTGCGGTTACTGAGAACACCATACCCCCAGTAACCGTTATCTGTTATGCCGTAGCGTTTTGGCAGACTGCGAAGCTGAAGTCGGGTGCCGCCCATGAGGCGGGCTTCATAATCTTACCGTGCTTGTTCTTTACCACATACTTAACGCGCGTAGCCTGTGCGACCGTCCAGTCTGTCGGGAGGTCGGCTAGCTCGGCTTCTGTCCATAGCTTAGCAAAGTTTGTACGTGACACCTCTCCGAAGATGCGCCTAAGCGTAGACGTGTCGAACGTCTCAGAAAACTTCACCAGCATGTAGATAGCGGCGCCTGCCATGGTCTCGGTGGCGGGTGTTAAGTAGTTAGGCTGTTTGTCTGCCAGCGCTCCGTAAATCAACCCACGGGAGATCATGCCCATGATGGTCAGGGCACAGACATCACAGCCGGTGCCTGAGTTGTCGTCGATGGATACATCCTCTAAGCCTGTGGTTACTGCACCTAGGTAGTCCAGTACCCCGCCTTCAATCTCAAAGTCTATCACACTTCCTGCGTGTGTCCACAGTACGTCGCCAATAGCGTCGGCCATGTCTGTAGTGGTGCCTGCACGTGCCAGCTCCAGTACTTCCTCGCCTTCGATAGCCAAACGCATGTCTGCGTTGTACGCAGACCCTAGGCCAAAGGCGCGGTTCCAGCGGGAGACGGTTTTGACGATGTGGTCGAATAGATCGTGAAGCTCAGGCGTCAGGATCGGTGTAATTACTTCTGTAGATGTAGGTACGGTCATGGTGTAAAGTGGTGTAAAGTGGTGTAAAGTGGTGTAAAGGGGTTAAGGGTGTCTGCGCTTATTGCGTCTTCGCTTACGTAGTGCTTGTCGCCTGCGGTACCCGTGCGGATCTGCTCGGAGCTTTCGCGCTTCTGCGCGCTCTTTAGCTGTGGGGTTAGGCTCACAACGGTCTTCACATTCCGCAAGTGCTTCTATGGTAAGAGGCCTGTCGGTGGGCGTCTTTGCGGAGGCTATTGCCTGCATTGCGTCGTGGAAGGCGTTCTTCATAGTAGGTTGCCGGGATTCGTCGCGGGGTGTGGTGCGTTAGTCGTCTCACCCGCAAGGGCGTCTGTGTCAGGCGTAGGAAGCCGGTACGTTCCGCCCTGTTCTGCGGGGGTCGCAGGGGGTGTGATCAGCGCCTCTCCCTCGCGTAGGTAGCGGTACTTCTTCACCACTGTTATACGATCCGCGTGGTCGGCTAGGATGATCAGCGCCTCTCGCATAAAGTCATCACTTCCGACAGGGTGTTGGATTGCGGATAGTGCGTTCACCACGTCACGTACCGTGAATAAGGCTTCGTGTTCGCGGGCACCCTGCTCTGTTCGAAAGAGGGTACCGTCAGAGGATTCATAGGCGGTCGTCTGTTGCATGTAGTGCTCCGTGGGGCGTGTATGAGGTAGGGTATAGTTTACACACTTAGCCGTGTTGTGTCAACACTATACTGCGATAGGTGCTTTAATACTTGGATGTGCTGTGTAGTCATCGACTCTGATGTCGTCGTACGTGAACGCGAACAAGTCGGTTACCTGCTGGTTGAGGTGTAGGCTAGGTAACGCCTTCGGTTGTCGTGTAAGTTGTTCACGTGCTTGGTCGACGTGGTTGTTGTAGAGGTGGAGGTCTCCGAACGTGTGGACGAAGTCTCCGAGTTGGAGCCCACAGACTTGCGCCACCATCTGCGTCAGCATAGCATAGCTGGCAATGTTAAACGGTACTCCGAGGAATATGTCAGCCGATCGTTGGTAGAGCTGGCAGGAGAGTTTGCCGTCGGCGACATAAAACTGAAAGAGGCAGTGGCAGGGTGGTAGTGCCATCTGCGGGACGTCTGCGGGGTTCCATGCTGTGACGATGTGGCGACGCCCGTCAGGGTTGTCGCGCAAGGCGGTGACCACCTCCTGCATCTGGTCGATAGCCTTGCCGGACGGGGTTGACCAGCTTCGCCATTGCTTGCCGTAGACAGGGCCGAGCTCTCCGTCTTTGCCTGCCCAAGAATCCCATATTTTCACGTTGTTGTCCTGCAGGTATTTGACGTTAGTGTCGCCTGCCAAGAACCATAACAGTTCGTGTGTGATGGCACGGGTGTACAGCTTCTTTGTAGTGAGGAGCGGGAACCCTTGGGCGAGGTCGAAACGGACTTGCCGTCCGAATACAGAGCGGGTGCCTGTGCCTGTGCGGTCGGGTCGTTGGATTCCGTTGTCGATTACGTCCTGCAGTAGGTCGAGGTATTGTTGCATATGATTTAGCCGGTCGTTAGTGTGCGGGTGTGAGAAGGGTGCGGGGGTGCGGGGGTGCGGGGGTGTCAGACGGCACGTTTCTGTACGTATTCTATGAAGCGCCCGACGGACGTAGTCCGAAAGTGATGGTCAAGGGTTACGTAGGTGTCGTAATCCGCTAGTACTTCCTGCACACGGTCTACGAAGTCGTACCAGCTCAACGCGTTGTACGGGAGCTCGAAGGGGATCAGCATTGATCCGCGTATCTCTGTGTAGTCCGCGCACCCTGCATCGTCCGCTAATATTCGCTTAATGGTGTCTTCGATGTCGTTGTAGTCTATTGCCATGGTTGTTCCTTGTCGGTGACGGTTTGGGAGCGTACCCAGTAAAACAGTTCTGCGTCTTTATCGCGGGCAGTTGCGTTACGCTCTGCCCGCACTGCGTACGCATCGTCTAGGCAGGTTGTAGTGTATACGGTAGACGAGTAACCGGGCTTGATTGGCTCTTCGACCACGGAGTAGAGGACTGTACGAGGGGTCAAGTTGTTTCCTTCATTACCTTTACTTCTATTACAGCCGGATATACGAGGTCTTCAAAGACGTCTTCGAGTAACTTCGTAAGGCGGGCGCGGGTTAAAGGCATTAGGTCACTTATCTCGTACGGCGCGGTGCGGTTAGGCGCGCAAACACTTTGCGCGCGAGCTCTTCTGTCTCGCAGTAGTGGCCGTGGATTAAGTGGGCTTCGTCCTCGTTCAAGACGGTTACGTACGTATGCACCACGTAGGGCATTATCTCGTTGTCTCTGCGGTACAGTACGAGCGCGGTCTGCGTAGCTCCACCAGCACGCGAGAACCGTAACTCTAAGAGCTGGGCGG